CATTTGTTTCATAGTCACAGCAAGCATAACCAGTAGCTTTACAACAAGCAATAAGTTTTTTAAGCTCTTTCTTGTTTTTTATTATTGTATACCGTGTCTCCATATTTTAAAATAGAAAAAGGGACATACCCACCAGTAGTAGATACATCCCTCATTATTAGTATTTCTCTTGTAAGTCTTCCAGATTAGATGCTAATGATGTCCAATCTTTCTTATAAGCATGAAGAGAATCAATAGTGTGATATAGGTAACCTGGTTTTACTCCTACCTTTTGAGCTACATATTCCATAAGTCTCCATGCAAGGTATACGTCATTACCAAAATGAATTATAAAATCCGAACTTCTTTGATGATAGCAAATGTGTAATACCCTCTCTCCTTTACCATTCCGACGTATAAGGAAATCATAATACATAGAGCAAGGGATACGTTCTCTACCACTATAATATAAAGTATCATCATGATCGAATATGGGTATAATTGCCTTTCTTGTATCTGGATCTCTCTTTAAAAGACGAACTAAATCCGATATTAATACTTCACCCATTCTCTCATTGTATGTGTAATCGAACATACCCTTTTCATCAAGGAATTGTTCCCATAAATCTTTTCTTAATTTCCAAGCTTCTCCTGGATTTATATCATTAGGGGATATTCTTTCTTGGAACTCTGCATCTGCCCATTCTTTTGAATGAGAGAATACGAATAACCATATTGGGTCTCCAAGTGAAGTTAAACAATATTGTTGGCAAATGAGTTCTTTAGTAATAAAATCCTCATTACCTTCAATGACTTTATTTTGATAGGTCTTTGGTTTTACAAGTTGACCATAACTGTTGAGTTCTCTACCCATTTCGGACATTAACTCAAAACTGTTAGAATATATCCTCATATTATATAAATATTTAACTGTATGACATTGTAGAATTAACCCAGGTCATATGCCAGTAGCGATATACAAAATCATCAAAATCCTCTACCTCTTTTAATAACAAGGGTATATCTGGTTCTCCCCCGTTCTTTTTAATCTCAAAAACTTGGTAATAGAATTTGTTTACTAATCCTATACGCTTCTGATTTAAAAATTCCTTAGCTTCCATTGTTCTTTTGTTTTAAAAGTTTCTTTTTATAGGCTTTACGTTGAGAGTAAGAGATTACATTCTCCGGGTATTCTATATCCTCATACTCGAGAAGTAATTCTTTTGCTTTCATTGATTTATATGTTTCCTCATATAAATCTGGTCGAAGCACTTTAAAACTTCTAAAGAATACCTTGAATGAAGAGAATTCCTTCTCTGTGCCCTTTTGGAATTTTTTCCATATCTCTTTTATCCTCTTATTCCATGAATTCTCCTCTGCTCCTTTAAGTACCTTCTTCAAAGGTTTATGGGTATGATACATTAAAAGTGTCTCCACATTTCCGTACATTTGAGTCGCAAATAGGTTGATTTGTACTGACTGGTCCGGCCCATATACGTACTCTGACATTCGTTGAATTAATAGGAAATCGAATATTAACCTCTTGGTAATCTCCGAAGCCCGAACTACCATTGTAATAACTGGGATGTCTTCCCCGAATCGTTTTGAAAAAGTCGCAGCTATTAGACATTGTTTACCATTATCATGATGATTATTGAACATATAAGTTATATTGTAATTCTGATTGTACTTATTTCTCAGTACTCTCAGTTTACTACGCAACAAGTCAAGCTTATTAAAATCTATGTAGTTATTCAATAAGCTAGTCCACTTAGTTTCTTTATAATTGAAACACCGCCCATAATCAAATTCTGGGTCTACCCATGCTTTTCGTATTTTTATAAATACATTATACACTACTGCTACCCCACTATTAGCCATAGCTCCTTTCCCAAATAGGATTGGGTCTAATCTTAGGAATCCCTCATTGAGTTTTTCCCATGCCTCTTGTGAAGTAGCAAATTCTAACGAATGGAGGGACTCCTCCGTATTAAGTTGAAGCCCCTCTAATTTCTTATTCCACCCTGACATTAATAATTAGTATTTTGTCTCCATAAATTGAGACGTTGTTTTTTAAAGAATAAACTAAATAATCCGCAAGGAGTAAACCCATTCATGGCTAAGAATCCCATATAGAGATAGAATGACTTTACCAAAGATTCCTGAAAATCTATTTCTTTGGTCATCACTTGAGTTTGTTTCCAGGGTCTACATTTAAGGAAGTTCCTTGCTTTATTAAGTTCATATATTACTTCCCATAAATATAGCTTCTCATTTTCATGAGATATCTCGCTCATTTCATGAAAACCTGGGGTATAAGAAACTATCTTATCATATTCTGCTCTATCTTCTCTTGCCCAATCAGTTGGACTTAGTATAGGGTATTTCCTTACACTTCGATGATCTGGGTACTTGATGAGTAGGTCTTTGACTCCAATTGCCATTACCTCAAATAAACTCTTGGCATCTTGATATTTTAATATATCTTCTGGCAATATATTAGAATACAAAAGCAAAGTAAAGAAGAATCCCAAGGCATCTGCTTGTTCCTCATTTGCATTTGCTAGACTGTTTAATACCTGAGTATATTCCTCTTGAGTTAAACAATCATTATTCCAACCATAGTTACGGTATATAGATACTACTTCATCGGTAGATTCGAATCCTTCGGTTAATTCCTCAATAACCCTACCAATAAAATCCTTTAGGATAACTTGATTCTTTGGGTTATTTATATCTAAGGGATAATCTGGTAACTTCTCTATAGATTTATATCCAGAGAATTGTTCTATCCCAAGATCATACATTTCTTGTAGTATCCGTGCCTCAGTTTCTTCTACCTGAGGCACTTGTTCATTTATATTCCTTATGTCCACTATTTTATGTTTTGAGATGAACCAAATCCTTTATCTCCTCTGCTTCCCCACATTTGTGATTCAGTATAAAACTCCTCTTGCTGAATCTCCTCTGGCTCGGTAATATAAATTGGTACATGAATAAATTGTACCAGCTTTTGACCAGCCTCGATAACCTGAATTTCTTGAGAAGTATTATATATCCCAATATGTATCTCTCCAACATAAGGAGAATCCACTATCTCGGCAGTAAAGATTAACCCTTTCTTAGTAGCTATACCAGATTTGTTTGCTGCCATTAGCATAGATGCAGGCGGTTTTAACAAACCTTTGATACCTGATGGGATAAGTATACGATGACCTGGTTTTAAAGCTATATGCCTTACGAAATTTTCATTAAATGGAATATCTAAAGTATACCCATTTGAATCAAATTCGTTCTTGTCATGAATATCCTCAGGATATAAATCAGTTGGTACATAAAAATCTAACCCAGCATCATTTGGGTTTGCTCTGTTGGGAGATACTACCTCCCTTACTTTGATAAATCTAAATCTGTTCATAATATATTACATTTACGTAAAAGTTGTCCAAAGGTTAATTTCTCGGGTCTAGAAACATGTACTCCCAATGAATTACACATCCTGATTACATCGGTAGAACCCTCCATACATAAATTAGCAAGTACATCTTCTTGCTTTACAAAATAGTTTGGGTTGTTAAGGTATACCTTGAACATAGCCCATATCATCTCTATTGGTTTCATTATTTAATACACTCTTTATAAAGTTCTCTAATACGTTTTCTTGGTACTTCAAATTTCTCAACGGTTTTGGTAATAACCTCTTTTCTGTCTTTCCCTTTCCGAATCAAGCCTCGGATGTATTTCTTGATACCAACAGTATCTTCTAATACATCCAAATCCTTGTATTGATTCTTCTGTTCTAGCTCTTTCCTTGTGATATTCAAGTTCTGAGACATCTTGAATGCACATAGCTCTGAGTCTCCGCATAGCTTACACTCTTTAGTTGATAGGTCATACCCAATACCGAAGCAAGGGTCTCCATTAGTTCCCAGAGTACTAACATCTATGGGAGTAAGGATATCTTGCTTCGATAAGTCAGGAAGTTGTTTCTTTTTCTTAGCCATTATATGTCTTTTTTACGTTTATAATAAATGTATATCTCACTGTTATCTTCTATGGGAACATAGGAATAACCCATGTTATTAATAAATAGTTCCCTGAGTTTATATAATTCTTGGTATGAATTTCTATCATGACTCTCTTGACATACTTTGACTACCATACCATTACTCCAGTACAGATAGAAATAATGAGTAAAGCATTTGGGAGTATTTTGAGAAGTTTCCAAGCTTGATATCCATATCAAATCTCTACAGTTGAATACATGTTTAGGGTTGGGTACCTCCCCAACAACGAGAGACTTAAACCATTCTTTAATCTTCCTCATCATAAGTATAATTAAGGTGTTTACAATTGAGACAGACCCATTCTTTGAAATGCCATCCCTTAATTTCCAAATCCTTTTTATGAAAACGTTTCTTACATGAATGGCATTGATAACCATCCTTGGAAAGTATAAAGTCTAAAGCGAGTATTATTATCATAATAACAACCGCTGTAATTAAAATATATTTCTCCATCACTGAAAGCCTTTAATTTTCTTTTTAGTGTTATTGGGTTTCCTTAAAAGTACCCAGCAATAAATACCGGATGCAGAGATTTGGATTATCTTCCAACCATCTGATAATAGAGTAGTTAGTTTAGTATCATCTTCGTCTCTGATACATATTAGTTTATCATTATTCATAATGCCTATATGCTTATTGATTGTAATCTTCTTTTCCTCCTACGGAGAAAAAGTAAATACTCATAGTACTTCTAGTTAACTCTTAATAAGGCTATGGTTAGGATGTTTCTTCCATAGCTTATCTAACAGTATTACTTTCAATTCTTGTCTCTGATAATATTGCTTCCTATGCTTACCATGCCTATCTAAATAAGGGCCAGGATAATGAAGGTCATCCAGGTATACTTTCTTTTTCGATTTATCGGTTCTTACCAAACGACCAAGAAACTGAATAGATTTTTCCTGACTATCCATGCTTGCTGCATTAAGTAAATACCTAAGCTTAGGAAAGTTTTTACCTCGAGCAATGATTGTAGTTGATACCAAGATATCTATTTTGCCTTCCCTAAAATCCATCATTATTTGTTGTCTTAACTTAGAGGGAGTATTAACATGCACATAGGCAATATTATAGGCATCGCCCAGTTTCTTTTTAAAGAACTTATATAGATTTTCACAATGTGCAATATGCTTGCATACTACAAGAGCAGGATATCTACCTTGATTAATATTCCATCGTAATCTGGAATATGCCATTAACCAAGCAGTATAACTGTTAGTAATCGAATCATCATATATCTCTTTATAAGATATACAATCAGATTCCCAATTACCATACCAAGGTTTACCGGGTACCATCTTTACGATAGTTTTAGTTGAGTAACCCTTCTTGATGGAATCCTTAAGTTTAAACTCAGCAATCACTTTACCAAAGAAACATTCTAGGTTCATGTTCTTGACCTTATCCTTAGCAAGTTTACTCATATAAATGGTACCGGATAATCCTATACGAATTCGGGTATTAAACAATCTAGTGATTACATTCTGATATTGCTTACTACCTCCCTGGTCAGCCTCATCTATAAGTACCATATCTATTTGAGATAATTCCTTTTGATAGAATCTCATATTCCTTGAGATGGATTGAACCATACCTATAGTAAAGTTACTCCAGTTTAAAACCTTGCCTTGAACAAAAGTGATATCTTCTCCGGGAAGATATTGCTTAAATTCTTCTCTAGCTTGATTTAACCAATCCGAATCATTAGTTATTAGCAAAGTCTTTAACTGCTTCTTATAGGATAAATATAAAGACGACATGATAAGTGTTTTACCTGCATTAACAGTGTAATCTAATACGCCAATATGAAAAGGTGTATTCCCTATCTTATTATTGATAACTGCCTTAACAGCTTTCTCTTGCTCTGGTCTTAATTTATATTTGCCTATATTCGTAACTACTTTACTGACTTTAGGTAAAGGTTGTCTCATATCTACAACTTTAGGTTTAATCCCCATCTCAATACACATATCGTATACTTTGGGAAGTAAACCTATTTTAAATTGCCCAGTCTTGGTGATGTAATGAATCTTACCGTCCCAATTCTGCATACCTCTTTGCCTTGTACGTAAATAGAAAGCATTCGGATGTCGAATGGCAAACTCATTATAAAGTTTCTGTGCGAACTTAAGAGGTAAGTCAAGTTCGCACATATTCCCATTCTGTATGATTATCCTACTCATTTGATAATTACCGTTACACCCTTAGTAGATTTATCCATACCCATTGCTTCCTTGAGAAGTTTAATATGATGCTCCTCATCCGCAATCAATTTCTCAAGGAAATAATTCACATCATCGTAATCTGGGCGTTCTTCGTATTGAGCAATTGCTCTTTGAATTTTCTTGTAGTGACCAATAGTTTCTATCTCGGAATTCAAAGCAATCTTTAAAGCTTGTTCCCAAGTAGAACCAATCTCAATCGTAGGATTAATATTCATGGTAGAGTAATCCTCATAGGGATCTGCCTTTTGTAAAAAGTCCGATATCTTATCAAGGTGTCTCATCTCTACCAAACCAATACCCAACATCAATTCTGATACCTCCTCGAATCTAGAAGACTGTTGGGTATACATAATAATTGCACTTAGTTCTGAAAATTTGGCATTCTTCCAAATCACATAGAACATATTAATTATCTCATCAGGCCAAGGGTCGATATCCTTAAAATCTGGATAAGTTACCGATTGGTCTGAATACTTGAGGACATCAATAAAAGCATTAGCTGCATCCTCCACTCTGTTTCCGAAAAATTGTAAACCTTTCATATCATTTTCTTATTTTATCCCAAAGACTCCCCTCTACTTGAGGCTCGTCTAAGGTTCGTTTATCTTTATTTTTATATAAGTATTTATTATATCTTTCGATAGCCTTATCATTATACATCTGACTTGGTTCTGGTAATCCCTTACACCAAGCAAGAGCTTCGAACTGGGCATCCAAAAATTGAAATACATTCCAACCCTTTTCATCCATTAGATTATGAATCCTAAGAAAGTGAACATATTTCTCTGGCTGATGTTCATAAGATTCATATATACCAGTAACACTAGCAACTCTTTTTATAAATTCATCATGGATATCTTTGGTAAAGCCTGGATCTTTATCTTCCTTGAGTTCTATCTCGGCATCTATTTGATTAGTAATGTTGTCCTGCATAGATATCAACCTTTGCATAACATTCCTATAATCAGTCATCCTTTTTAGTCCAGTCTCTATATACTTGATAAAACCTTCCCTGGTATCAAGTTTAAAATCTTCACAGAAGGTATTACATACTTCTGCAAGCTTTTTACAATTTGCCCATTCTCGGGAATTACTCTCATTTATTTTACGAACTCCCCTATGCTTTAACTTTATACGAGTTGCGTATAAAATATCAGCAACAAGGGCAGCATCCCCCTTAGATGCTAGTAATATGTTATTAACTCGCTTAGTATTCTTATTGTTAGAAACTAAGACTGTTCTATGATTTATTGCCATTTTCCGGGCAATAACAAAAAAAGCCTCAACTGGGAAATTATTTACCTCTAAGGTATTTAATATTTCCTCAAATTGAGGCTTAGTTATATGGATAGATGGGGAACGTTTAGTATTCATAATCCTGAGGTTTATTAAGTACTCTATTAATGGTATTTGGGTGTAATAACAAGATACGACTTAAACTTCGTTTATTATAACCTAACCGATGTAAATACATGATACAAGTATGAACTTCTTTAGTAACTACCGACCGAGGGGATTTAGAACCTCTTTTACCATATAGATTATTCTCTTTACCATACCGAGGCTTGGGTAAAAAGAAATTCCCATTACGTATACAATCAGAAGTATTCATCTTAGGAGTACCCCATCTTAAATTAGATAATTTATTATTTAAGGGATTATCATCTAAATGTCTAACTATATTATACTCATTGGGTTTGGGGTTTATAATCCAAGCTAAAGCTAATAATCTATGTAATGGCCAATTTTTTCCTCGAATGGTAAGTCTTAACCTACCTTTATTAATCTTAGGTATTATTTCATACCAAACACCCCGTTCTTTCAAAAATACTCTACCAGAACGAGTAATTAAAGAATCTTGAATACCCGGGATGGGTTTGACAGCTTTAGGTATATTTGATATGGATACCTTAATTCGATTTTTTATATTCATGTTATTAATATATTATTTTATAATATAATAGGAACTCCTTACTCCAAAGAGTTTCTGATTTGAATCAGTTCTTGATAACTTTGATACCTTGTTTGATATACTAGCTTAAGTGTTTGTTTCTTTCCCAAATCATTTACATCAAAACCCTCTGGAAGAAATACTACCTTGACTTTTTTATAAGCTACTAATTTAAGTGCGAGATTAACAGCATAAGACCTGGCATCGGGGTCTAAAAGGATAATATATCTTTGGCACTGGGATTTAAGTAGTTCATTGACTTGGTACTGACTAATAGCTTTGCCCATTGTGGCAATTGCTCTATCCCCGATTGTGAGAGCATTAAGTGCTCCTTCGCAAATGAATACCGACCTGTACATCTCCAACGCATCATGATTAAAGATGATAAATTGTTTTCCCAAACCGGTGATGTCTTTGTCTGGGTTATTATATCTGGGTCCTTTGCCGATAACATTTCGAGCATTGTAATATCTAAGTTGGCCTTTGTAATAAAAGGGTATAATGAGGTACCCATACGTTGAGCCGCTTGTTCCATAGCCGATACCGTATCTTGAAAACTTCTCGATATTAAAGCCGCGTTTCTTGACATACCCTCGAATGCTTTTTGCAAGTTGGCTGTCTCCAAGCGAAATATTTCTAAATCCCTCAGGGAGATATACTGGCTTACTTTCGGCAAGCTCGATTTTCTCTTCTTTGAATTGCAGTTCATCAAATTGGCCATTGTTCAAAAAATTAATTAGTTCATGGTACTCAGTAAATCCTTCTATGTCCATTATTAGTTGAGCAGGGGAAGGATGGGCATTACATCTAAAACAATTGGTTCTATACATAGAAAGGTTAACTCCCAACTTATGTTCTCTCCCACAATAGGGGCAAGTTGGTATACGCATCCAGCCATGCCGGTAATCGTAACCTCCCAATCGTTTAATAAAATATGTCCTTAGTCTAGATTTAAACTGATTAGTTATTTTCATACCCTCTTATAGCTTTTCTAAATTACTTTTCGAAGTTTCTTTAAATCCTCTAAATCTAAATCATTAATAGCAGTGATTTGCCAACCATTATGAGATATTTCTAAAGCTATCCCATCAGACCATCTATCTTTTACTACCTCTACTTTCTTTGTTTTCATAACTGTTATTTAATATATTACGAATTACCCTATCACCAACTCCAAATCTCTTTCCTAGAACCCTTAATAAAGTTTTGTTTACTTTCCATTTAGTAAACCCTAATTGGATTAGTTCAGATAGTAATGTATTATAATAAGCTTTTACTTTAGGTATATCATTTAAGTTTAATTTACGATGTATATTATCCTTACCCATTACTGAAATCAGATTATTACCATCCCCGATAGATTGGTGTACATTTTCTTTCTGGGTACCCCATTTTAGATTCTTATAATAATTATTATAAATATCGTTATCTAAGTGCATTACTACAGGTAAATTATTGGGGTTAGGTACATAAACAGTAGCTACTAATCTGTGAACAAAAATCTTTGTAGACTTACCATCCCTATAAAGGGATACACTATAGTATTTGGGACGTTTCTTTGGTATTAGTGGGGTAAACTCATTACTTAATTTACCCCTACTTCCTCGGACATATCTTGAATATACGCTCCCAGTTTTAGAAACGTAGTATCCTATAAATCCCGGTATATTATCTTTCATTATATATCTCCTTGCTTTTTGTTATACTTTTCTATATTAGCATCTGGATTATTAGAACTTTTTAGAGAATTATCTAGTTGTTCCCCATATATTCTATCATACTCCTTTCGTTGTTCTCTAGTAAATTCGGTACACCGTTGAGTTTCTGTAGAGCATTTAAAAAGAGCTCTACCTGATGGTAGACCATCCCTTTGAACCACTATCTCGGCCCTTAATATATCATCCCTTTCTTCTTGTTCTGTAGCATTTAACCCCATAATTACTTGAGCATTTCTTACTATGGCTATAGAACCAGATATATCATTTTCATCATATCTGGTTTTTCTATGTTTTTTACCCTCTCTAGTAATATGATGTGCAGTCCAGATTATATCAAGTTTCATTTCTTCGGCTAAGTTACTCAAGTCTATATATACATTAGATATCCTTTCGAAATCTTCTCTATCACCCGCTATTGATGCAAGCTTACCAGCGTAGTCAACCATAAGAACTTTAATATCAATCCCTTGATTACGAAGTTGAATTATCTTTTCCCTTATATAAGTGGTATTAGTAATCATTGCTGGTACACGCTCAACTACTAATTCAACTCCAAACCTTGCAAGTTTCCTTAAATGCTTTGCCTCAAGTTTATCATACTCACCAGAGTATAATTCCTTCTTAGTTTTATTAATACTGGATTGAATGAAACGGTCCATGATCTGTTCTTGGCCATTTTCTGTATCAATATATAATACTGACTTCTTCATTCTGAGATAACCTCTTGCAAGGTTTACCATAAAGAATGTTTTCTTTGCCTTGGGTTTATCCAATATCACATTAACTGAATGCTCTGGATAACCTCCTGCATTAGTTAGTTCATTCAACTGCCTAAATGGGCAAGGTATAACTGAAGGTTCTGATTGTCTTCTAAACTGTCTCTCGGTAATATCTCGAATCATATATAAGGGTTCATCCTCTTTCTTAGGTTTACTTTTCTGAAGTACCTTTTCAATCTTCCTTGAATATTCTTCGTATTGTTCGAAGTTATCCAAATCGAAAGAATCATTTAAGTTCTTCATCTCAACATAAGTAGAGAACTGATATATCTTTTCTTTTATGTAATCAGAATCCGATAGTGGTATATGATAGAGATTACTTATTAGTTTATTGATATTGGGTATATCATCTTTAGTTACCAAATCCACATAGGTTTTAGATTCTAGTAACTCTTTTAATACTTCCTTTAAGATATTCTCGGAGGGCATTCTGCCTTGCTTCTTAAAATATTTTGATATACCTTCGAAGATAAGGGAGTGTTCTATGAGAACCAGGTAATTGGATTTAATCCTTTTGAGTACTAATCCCCCTTCCTTATCTTTTAAAACAAACCTGAGTATCTCGAATTGAAACTCAGGAGAAAAACTGAACTTGATGTTGTCTTTAAATTTCTTCATATTTATATTGCAATATTATATAAACTAATAGATTTTGATAGTACCGAGATAGTTCTGAGCATGTTGACATCTATCTAGAAACTACTAATCCACTACCTTAAGCTCCCGAATATTTAATATTATTATTTTATATAAGAAAAAATACTTATATTTGCATAACGAATATTTAAAAACATGGGAAAAAGTAAAGGAAATAACGGTTCAGAGCTTCATCGATTAAAACCTATGCAAGAATATGATGAAGCTACTTTCAACAGACTTTATAAAGTTTGTAAGCCAGTAATTAGAAACCTTACCAGACAGATTGATTATAAACGATTTAATCTTACACCGGATATTATCCAATCTTATTTCTGGGATAAGATGTTATTTGTTTTCAACAAATACTATGGTGAATGTACTGAAGAACATCTTAAAGCAAGAATCCTTGCATCACTTAGTACATTCAAAAACAAATTGCTTCGTTCTGCATACGGAGAACAGGCAGAGTATAATCAAAGCCTCTTTAAACTTGATGACTTATTCGACAATGACAAAGAATTAGAGGATGACAGTGAAGAAGAGAAAGCTAAATCTGAAATGCTCGATATGATGTATACTTATATGAAGGATAAGCTTTCTCCAGATGCCTATCTTTTATTCGAAGTATTAATTACTCCTCCCCCCTTCATTAAAGAGAGACTCGGAAATAGTACAAGGATTACTAATATAATGCTCATAGAATTTTTCGAAATGCCTAAGACTAATGAATCCATGAGATATATTTCTGAACTTAGACAGGATATACAGTATTGGGAAGATAGAGCTAAAGAAGAACTTAGATATTAACACAAAAGAAAAGGGACGTTTCCCAACGTCCCTTTCCGAGTGTTTACTCTAAACAAACTATGCAAAACAAAAACAAAACAAGAGTTTACTTAGACAATACAAATAATACACATGAGTTATATTAACAACTAATTACGACCTATGATATTTTTTGGATATATCGTAATGTAATAGTCGGTGGCAATTTCTCAATATCCAAAGTTTCTACCGAAGTTTCTTGTAAGAAAGATTCCCCTAATAGGTTCCAGCTTACTACGATAGCACCATCTTGAATACCCTTGGTAGGAGTTCCTCTACCGAAATCTCCATTCAATCCCGTCTCCCTATTAAAGAAAGATTGGGGTCTAACATTCTCCCAGTTATTGGCATCATCCTGTTTACCTTTAGATACACCGAGAGCATGCCTATGCTTAGGAAGGTCATCACCTTTAATTGAGATTAAGAAGTTACCCTTAGTGGGTGTATAGTAATCTCCGACATTCTGTAGCATTACTTCATCTCCAATCTGAACTCCTCCAGCTTGGTAACCAATAACTATTCTACCAGCTGCCTTAGTATATTCTGCCCAACCATCGGGTATTACATCGGTTTCCCAAAGAATAATAGAACCGATTGGTAAGTTAGCAGTACTCAGAGATTCAGAGAATTCTTTTCTGATAGCCTCAATTTGACTATCGATGTATTGCTTGATATTTAACTTAGTACCCGATTCATCTACTACTGGAAAGCCTGAATTTATCTGTTCTACTCTTTTCACTGATTCTTTCATCATACTCTGGGCAGCAGTAGTATAAGGGATTTCTTGGAACTTACCCTGATAGGGTACGATAGCAAAGTTCTCATTTCGTTTGGTCATTGCATCGGTACCCTTACCATATACTCCGATAAGAACAACGGAAGTTTTATTATTATTAGAGTAATAAGGGCAAGCACTCTCTACCATCTCTAGAAGATTGCTATAGGTCATATCGTAATTAGAATATACATCATTATTAATGATATCCGGTGTACGATTCTCTTCGGCAATCGGATAATAAATATCCAGAGACTTTTTAAACAAGGTGTAGAAGCTTTCGGAGGATTCATTCCAATAAGCTACAAAGTCTACTGGATTATCTACTGGTTCAGAAATAGTAGTATGTACTGCAAAGAGTAATACTTCTTCTGTTGAACCTTGGGTACCTTGGATGTTCTCAATAGTAATCGTTTGTTCATCGGATATAAATACATACCCATCTCTTGAAATACATCCAAAGTTCACGTCTGGCAATTCTCCATCTTCCGAAGCCTTTGCCATATACCTTGCCATAATCCTATCCTTGATTACATTGGCATACTTACTTCCAGCAACTCCCTGAGGAGATACCACTAACTTGTTACCATTTATGGTAGCTGAGCCAAATCCACAGAATGGTCCTAAACCAGAAGGAGCAGCAATTGCCTCTGCTGCTTCCTTTGATTTAATAATACCTTCATACTTAAAGTACGTCTTCATTGTTCTTAGTATTTTTAAATTGATTCTTTTGTTCTGACATATCCTTAAATGCTTCACCTACATCCTTGAACTTGAAGGTTAACAATTTAAAGAGTATTCTCCATATACTATACCGTTTCTTAATACCATGTATTTCACAGATGTGTCCATATATGCTATCTATTTCGAAACAGTAGCAAATTACCATAACCGTTATTGATACTACTATTGGGTTCATCCCATAGGGTTCTCCAATAGCTTTACCAAGTACAGCACCAAGTAGAACATAGCAGATATAATCTACTATCTTGTTTAGAGTTCTTCTTCCAGCTCTAGATTTTCGAATTTCGATTTTCTGTAACCTACTTGCAGATAACCCAAACCATAAGTCTGATAGGATTAGAATTATTGCAAGGATTATCATCCATCTCAAATCATACAGGATTTGTGTACACTCTCCCAATATACCCACAGTGAATGTCTTGAATAAAGACTGAGTTGTGGTTTCTGTTATTCTATCGATTGTTGAATTTATCATTGTTCTACTATTTGCCAAGATTGATTACTGTAAGTTGTAATGGTAAATGTTTTCTCTGAGAGGTCATCATGTTCCCATTCTAACTTTTGAGGACTAACACTTAAAAGGTCTGCATCTACTACGGTGAACTTAGTTCTCTTTGAAGTATCTACGACAGATTCAAAGATATACTCTCCAGCTTGTGCAGTTACAAATTCATAACCAGCACCACCTGCGTCATAAGTAGTTACTTTACCAACTTCCCTTATTCGACTATCGAAGTCAGGTTTATTAGAAGTACACTTGATTAAAGTAGATACTTGTTTAACATTCCCCTTTAATTCTGCATAAGGGGGAGTACAAGAAATCTCGATGATTGTAGGATAATCTTCCAGTATTACTTGACATCTTAACGAAGAACCATCATCTGCCACAAAGGTATAAGTCCCAGCCTTGGTAAGAGTAATCTCTTCATCAAGGTTATAGGTTTCCCCATTCTCATCACAAGTAGCAGTACCACTTACATTAACCCCATTTTTCATTTCCTCAAGATGGAACTTACAAGCAGACTTCTCATCCAATAGTTGGTATACTGCATAAGTATCATCTATTTGGTCTTCGGGTAATGCCCAGTTGGGTTCTTTCCAATGACTGTCGGTAGCATCCGAAGGAACTATCTTTAATTTATTCTGATATACTACTGGAGAATTATTAACTACCAGAGTAGTCTTAGCAGTAGGATAAGCTACTGACTGGAAGGTATAAGTCCCTGCCCTATTTGCAGTATATACATATCCATTCTGAGCATCAAAGGTTTCCCCAGTTTCAATTACCCTTACTCTGTAATCATCCCCATTACCAGAAATACGTTGTATCTTTACTGTAGCTTTTGCAGAGCCATTGAATAATGTAACTGTTGGTGGGCTAACCGTAATTCTATATACTGCAGTCTTACCAGATACTACTTCGAATATACCTACACCTTCATCGGTTTCCCTTTTATCCAGTGTACATTTAAACTTATAAGTACCATAACTATTAGCAGTAAACTTATCACCGTTCTTAAACAACTTGGTATCACCGATTAACCTACAGTATAGTTCACCAGTAAATGATTCTGGGTAATTCGATTCGATGGTAAGAGTGGTAGTAGCATCCTTGATACTTTGCTTATCCCCAACTCTAAATTCAGAAGGTGTACATCTTACCTTATATGTAATCTCTTCTCGAGTTACAACAAATGAAGTTTGCTTTACTGGGAACTCTACAATCTCAAAGATGTAGGTACCAGGCTCTGAAAATTCCCAAGTTGAGCCAGAGACTTTCACTATATCAGTACCGGATAATCGTACATTACAGGTTTTCACGGTACCCTTATAGGATACGTTTGCCCTTACTACTGTACTTACTTTTAGGTTAGTAGGAGTTATCTTTCCAGTAATAGGGTCACAAGTAATAGAATATACTCGATTATAAGATTCTTGATTAACCGTGATTTGAGTTACCTTAGTAGGGTCTCCCACACTTCTAAAATAATAAGTACCTGCTCTGGGTATATTAAAAATGGAACCACTTTCGTGTTTAGTGTAACCCCAATTTATATTATCACTGGATATCTGATATCTTAGGTCGGCATTTATCCAATCTGAAGTTACAGTTACCTTTACCGGTACTTCATATACCTCTGAAGTAATAAGATTGGGTTGGTCCGGATTTACTAACTCAGCTTTAATTGTATACCCATCATTTACGGTAAACCCATATTGAATATCGAAAGATACATGATAGGGTATGAATCTTTTAAAGAAAGCCTCTACGGCTTCTCTAAATTTTCTGAAAGCTGCCGAGTTCGAAGTATATCCATGACCGGTAAGTCTAAAGGTTACCGGTATACATTGAGAACAATCGAAAGTATTATCATAGGTATACTTATCGTCATAATGGTAATACTGGTCAAAGTGCGGATTACCTTTTACCCAACCATCATAACTATCAGCCTTTGCAGGGTCAGTTACTACGCAGGTTAACCCATACAGCCTCATCATTATTTCGAAGAACTCAGAGGTACCTCTTATTTTAAAAAGAGATATCGAATACTTCAGGATGTTTCTTACTTGAGTACTGGTTAAAGTAAAGGGTCCCTCCTTTGGTATTATCCAAAGCTTAGATAACTCTTGGAGTTTAGCATCGGAGTAGAACCCATTAAAGTACTCTGCCCATTTCTGTGCATCTATCGTGTTCCCATAAGCAAAGGGCATTTCTCCAAGAAATTGCCAAAGGAAATTGAGATACATATCCGGAGCCTTATCTATATCAATAATGTCTAAGATATTCTCAATATCCTTTGTAATGTAATCTTCAAAATGCTCTCCACAAATTTCTAGAAACCTCTCTAAGATGCCTTTGCCATTTACCTTATAGGTATCTTGAGCTTTATACTCGAATGGCAAAAAGTCGATTAGATTTTTGAGGTTTATCATTATACAATTTCTTTTACGGTTAAAGTCAATTGTGAAGCGTTTTCAAATACTGGTAAGTTAAAACCTGGGTCTTCATAATCATGGTTAGGTTCAGATACCGTAATAGAATACCGATAGCCCGATTGATAACTGTTGTTCTGAATGTCCAAAGAGAAATCAAAACCATTAGCTTTATCGATAATCTGGATAGAGCTACCAACTGAGCCAGTAGTTACATAACCATTTGATACCGAACGTACTGTAAAGGTAGTTGAGGAATTGAAGGTTATGTAGTAGGTCATAGAACCCTTTGCCTTGTTTAATTTAAACTGGCCCAGGTTTAATTCCTTATTACCATAGATGGTAGTGGGCCATGGTTTAATATAAAACTTGGTAAGGTGAAGGTAATCTACGGTTGATAAGTTATCTATTAGGGCATATATATCCGATACCCTTACGCTTCCACCTATCTGAGCTTGCTCTGGAGAATAGGCATTGTATAATGCTGTAAGAATTTGAGTTTGTATCTCTGCAGTCTTATAAGACTTCTTACCGGTAACATCCATCTCTAGAATAATCTGAACCTTGCCTGCAGATTTAACCTTCAACCATGTGGTCATAGGAGCTCTTTGAGATAATAGATTGTATACCCTATTGATTAATTCAGAAGAAGCAACAGCTCCACCATCGGGGCTAATATATACTGTAAGCTTTCTACCGCATTCATAATCGGCTTTAGCTTTGTTTACCCCATCAACCAACATGGCCAAACTTTCGAAATCCTCTTTGGTAATTGCTACTCCCAAAGTCTTTACACTCAAAGGTATATGTTCTTTGAGCATTGTAAAGTTTTCATAGTTTGAACCACCTCCGGCATCGTAAGCATTACTTACGGTAGCATCAGTAATTGAAGAAGAGATTACTGAAGGTACAGAAGTAATAGTATTACTCTTTACATTACCCTGAGTACCATTGGTTAAGTAGAATACCACATTGGTTATTTTTGCTCCTGCAGCGGGTTTCTTACCAAAGGTGCCATCTCCAAACATTATATAGGGGCTTAGAGATTCATCTACCGAAACCATGAAATGTTTATCGGTAGGTTTAGACTTTGCAAAGGTATCTACTAATACCCATGTTTCCCCACCTATCTGTAATGACATAGAGCCTTGTTCGTAATACTTACCATTGGGTAGAGTACCAAGATGAATTATAACTCTATCTCCAGTGGGTATTACCATATTATTGAGAGCGCTTGCAGTATACTTCTCATGTTGTATAATTGGTACTTTACAAGTGGTTACATTTGAATACCAAGTTACGTCTCTGGCAGATAACCAGGAATTACCACTAGAATCTGTAAATAAAGTTCCTTGGGGTATAGTTAACTTAGCTCCGATAGAATTACCAGTAATACTTCTGGATAAGATTACATCTACTGTAGCAGCAATTGCTGCTCGAGCATGATAATCTACCAAAGCTCCATGTTTAACTACCGAATCATACCTTCTTGCCGTAGGTAGAAAGGTTTCCCTTGCCATGTTATCTACATAGTAGTGAAGTACTTCGGCAATTGCCGCAAATAATGAGAGGATGATAATTAAGATGTTCCCCTCCGAATAATCCGTTATGAGTTTCTGACCTTGAGGGTCTTTAAGTCCCATAAGGGATTCAACCAGCTTGGCCTTAATCTGTTGATAAGACCTCTGGTATGGGTTAAGCCATTTATTTGTGATTCCCATATTATTGTGTATTTAATGAATTATCCGACCGATCATAGGTGATATCGAGGTACTGACTAGAATTTGTTCCATTTACTACATAGGTTACTTCTATGTGTATTTTTGCATCAACTCTAGTAACTGTGATATTTTGGAAGGTTATCCTTTGTTCCCAAGCACCTATGGCTTGTTTTAAAAACTCTTTAATTATAAAACTTAGGGCTTGTGAGTTTGGTTCCTCAATACATTGCCATAGTTTACTACCAAAGTTTTCCTGTCGAAATCTCTGGCCTATCATGTAATATAATATCGAACTTATATTATCTCTGATAAGTTTAAAATCCCCATTTACTGGGTACCAACCTCTTTCACCCTTTTCATTAGTTGTAAGTTGGATAGGGTAAGTTACACCTATACCAACTAAGTCTGTAAAGTAATTCTTTTCCATTAGTGTATGCAGGTTTTATCCTCATAATCGTCTACAACGAATTGTGAGAAAGGTTTAATTACTTGAGTTAAAGTTGGACCCGAAGAACCTGGTCCAGTAGTTACACCTGAGTGTACATGAGAATTGAACATACTACGAAGTTGTTCTAGTTCTTTAATGGTTTGGTTTAATTTTTCGGTTAATTGAAAAATATTGATTACTCCACCATTTTCTCCAGTATTAAGTATCACGGAATCACCAGAAGATATGTTTATATCTCCATCGGCATTTATTACTATTTCTTTCTCTGAACGAACATTTACAGGTCCATTGAAATGTAAATTGAGTTCTCCGTTATCATCATCTATTACTATTAAGTTTCCTTCGGGAGTAACTATCCCCATTTTATTGGAACCATCCAGAGGTTGGGGTATTTGACTCATTCCCCAACCATGGTATTCCCAGAGAGGTTTAGTTGGGTCCCCAAATTCAAAAGTAACAAATACCGTATCTCCCACTTTAGGGGCTAAGAATTTGAAACCAGAACTAATTGAACCATGTTGTCCTTTCGGATATGCCCAAGCAAATACTCCACCCATTACCTCTGGAACACATACCTTTACCCTGTTCATATGTTTCTCTACATCGTTATTATCAATAACAATGCCACGATAAACAGAGTAATACCGACCAAGACCCTCTAAGCCTTCGTCGGTTATTATCTTTGCTGTTTCGTAACTCATACCCTTATTTTTCTACATAGATTTGACTTGCAATTCGCTTATGCCTTTTAGCTATGTCTCGGTATACTCGATTAGCTATGGCCATATAATTAAACTTAACCCCATAATCTTCAGGCACTTGGATTTGTTTAACTGATATCTTACCAGGAATTAACTTACCCTTAGAGGTAACTGTATTACCTGTAGATAACACTATACCCTCTGCCAAGGCTTGGGGATTATCAGCATTTACTTCAGTATAATAAGCCTTCTTTCGAATAAACTCAGCTTGACCCTTGATATCAATTATGTCCCCCTTATCATTCAAGAAATGCTCATTGTAATATACCTTCTCATTATAAGTAAAGTTAAGATTAAGATTCTGAGAAGTACTTAAAGCTTTTTTATCTTGACCCTTTGTAGTTTTAGCATTAGCTTTAGCATCATTAGCTACGATATTTTGAGTAGATAAATCAGTTTTAGAAGTTACAGAACCAGACTTGGAATTATTCTTTACTAATTCCATATTAGTTATATACCCTTGACCAGCGTCCATAGAATGAGTACATTGTTTTATATACCAAAGCCCTGACCAACGTTTCCCTACATTATCTATTCGGATTATTTGGGAAGTTGCTAGCATAGGTCTACCCACTACCTGAAGTTGACATACTAATCTTTTCTCAGTTTGCTTTAAACCACCATTGGCATTAGCATTAGCTGCCCAAGCATACTTATCGGCACCACCGTATCTACTAAATAAATTATGGTAAAGTTTATAAAGAGGTACCTTGAGATTTACCCTTTTCATGTGCCTTACCTTAACCTTCTTACCATATTGACCTTGGCCATAGTGTTTATTAGTATCAATCTCCATACCAGATAGTACTTCAGTATAGGGGTCTTTATTTAAAGCTTCGAACCCTCTTTCTGATGCAGGTAGTACTCCCCTTTGGAAATTGATACCAGAAGCTATACCTGCTCCGGCCTGTTTAGAAGCATAGCCTTCTGGGTCATAGTCTAATGGGTCTACATATTCCTCTACCATAAACTCCATACCATCTTCGTCTTCGAAAAGGTATCTTTCATACTCTAATAATTTCTTAAGATTAGCTTCTAATTCTTTACCATTCTTAGAATTTCTTAGCACTTGTTTAAGGGCATTCTTCTTATCGTCAGGTAACTCATTAGCTGCTTGATTAATGGTAGCTCGTACTTCTTCGGTAGACATTTCATCGAATTTTCTTTGCTTACCTGCTTCATAAGCACCTACTGGACCAACTGCTTCATATTCCTCTACCCGCTTTTTATATTCTGCAGTTTTTTCCATGTTATACTGAAGCTGAGTGTCCCAAGCATCCATTACCTCTGTAGGAGTAGTAGGATGACTTCTATAATCTTCAAACCCATTGCCAGTAATATTAGACACCATAAGGTTATCTACCTGAGCCACAGGAGGTCTTAAAGCTAATGGAGGTTTATCCTCTGGCTCATTTATATTAGTTGATAATACCGATAAATCTTTACTATCTGGGTCTAGAGATGGAGCTAATACTGCTTTAACTCTTTTAGTTATTTTCTGAGTAGCAAAAGATACTCTAAGTACTTCCCCATTCTCCCCTTGATATGTATAAGTACATACCGGTTCTTCATGGAATTTCCGATTATGTATATAGATAACACCATCTCTTGAATCCACATACCATGGCCCATTAGTGTACCCTTTCATCTTCTGTTCTAATTGAACCAAGACGTTCTTGCCCACTAATCCAAAGTCACTATCAATTAAAGCTTTTAAATCTTCTGGCATAGCTACTTCAGCTACTCCACTGTATTTGTTAGCATAGAGTACTTTACCAGTAGTAGTACGGGTATTCTCTGTGGGTACCTGTAGTGACTCGTATACTTTATTACTTATTATCTGTTGTTCCATTACTGAAATATTTCTATGATTACACCAGTAGCATTCCCACAGCCATTGTCTAAATAGGTAGATAATTTATAGCCTTCCATATCCGAATGGACATAAGCAGGTTGATATCTTAAATCTCCCGAAGAATCAATGCACTTAATAGTTACATGAGTACCTGTAGAATCAAATACGGCTTCGAATTCCCTTACCTTAATTATTTTTATGGGTCCCGATATAAATTGGCCATCAGGGTATATATATCCCCATTGAAGACAAATGTTTTGGTTCTCTTGAATCTCGGCAATATCTACAGTATCAGGATTACCCGTATCGAAAGTAATGGTAGCCAAGTTTTCTTTTTCTTCATCATATCTATAACTCCAGGTACTTATATACGCTCCAAGGGGTATACCTGTAATTGGATTCATTATAGGCATACCTCTAAAATTGAAAAGGGCCAAATATGGTTGGCCCATTCCCTTATACAATATAGGTTTCTGTTTAGCTGCCATAAGTCGGTATTCTTATTAGGGTTCCCATTTCTAATTCCTTAAAAGGATTCAGTATCTTATTAGCTTCAGCTATAATGTACCACTTACCAGAATCACCATAATACCTGAAAGCAATGTTTTGCAGAGTTTCCCCATCTTTAACGGTATGTTGAATATCGTTAGGGGATTCCGGTACTACTGGAGGTTTAGCTTCTAAGGAATAATCCCCATCGTTATACTTCAGAGCATAGGCATTATTGTATGGGCTAGCTCCCTTTAGGTATTGGTTAACATCAATCATATTTAATACCTCCTGTCTTTTTAAGTGAATCGGAATTTATAAAATCTCCATAGGATAAGTTATATGCACTTACTCTCTTGAAAATCAATTCTTGAGTTGCTGCTGCAGGCAATAACCTACCATTACCAAAAGTAGCTGGCTTTCCGGGTATCCTTATTCGATAACCGTTCTGAAAGTTCTTCAGAGTATAAGTTGCTGAGGTAAGGATATAATTGTGGTTATCGAATATACCAGAATCCCCCCACTCAATCTTAACAATCGGAGGAGCAGCCTGGTAGCCATTAGATTTAGACCATGCCTCTAATAACCTACATTTATTGATTACCTCCTCGGGATTTTCTGGGTCATTACAGTACCAAGACACATTGAATTGAATAATGTCTTCAGCTCCAGTAAAGTGATACATGGGTACATTGCGACCCATTGATTTAATGGTGGCCCATGTGGTTTCTCCTCTAAAATCTATTTCTGGAGGTCTATTCTGTAAGGTAATGTATTGAGTGGGGTTAACAGTCATGTTATATATCCTTACTTCATTCTGATATATAACATCTGCTTTAGCCTCGAAGTTTCTGTAATTAGTAGTATTCTTATTCCCCTTTGCTGGGTCTACTCCTTCACCTTCTTCTAACCTTGGGAATTGTAATTCCATTCTCCATTTAGCCTGGAGTTGTTTATTTAGAATAGGGTTCTTAGACGATATTTGAGCTTCTCCGATTACTCCATTGGGAGTATAGAGTTTACCCTTTTGAGCATCATCTTTGGGAAGAGTAGAAAGAGTTCGATTGAGTAATATCCGAGCTCTCCATAGTTTATTTAATGGACCCGTAAGAACACCTGCTGTATCTCTTGTAAGGTCATTGTACTTTTCAACAACCTTACCTGCTGCTTTATTTAATACTCTAGCCATAGTGTTTTAGTTTTATATTCCCATTACAAATGCAGCTCCAGTAAAATCTTGTTGAGAACCTGGAGCATAATCTCCAACTGCTTGACCATCTACTGAGATATTGATACGAGAATCTCTCATACCTTCTTTAATAGCTAACCTAACAGCATTAATAAATCTCTCTTCATTCTGAGCTCTAATGGTAGTTGGGTCTTCTTTCTCTTTATTCTGAGCTTCAGTATTCCTATCTACTGAATTACTAAGGTAACTAATACCCTCAATTAATAAAGGAAGACCTACAGTAATTGCTAATCCCCAGGGTCCACCGAGTAATCCCATAAGTCTACCACCTATAGATGTTAAACCTTTTATAGCACCTTGCCTAGCCACTTGACTACCAACTTGGGCACCTGCTCCAGCTAAAGCCCCTCCAGCTAAATTACCCGCCATAGTAGTTGCTAATGGTACTCCAGGATTTGGTGTCTTAACATATCTTCCGGTTTTAGTGTTATAAAATCTACCAGCAGAATTCATACCAATACCGCTTGACATCATTTGGAGTTGAACCATGGTTCTCATAAGGTTAACCATTCTTACCATGTGTGCTTCCATAATGGCAAACTGAGTATTAGTTTTTATTGCTGCAGCAGACATACCTTCAGTAGAAGCAGTAGCAATAGTCTGTAAATACCCAACAGACCTAATAATACCTCTTACAGTATTAAATCCTGCAACAATAGTACCTACTACTACTGCAGTAGCTCCTACTCTAAGACCAAAACCTCCAACCCAAGTTTCTGAGATAGAATTAATTACTTTGATTATAGAGTTACCCACATTTAGTACTGGGGTAAAGATTCTACCCAAAGCTGCACCTGCGGTAACTGTTAAGTTCTCTATACTTGATTCGAATTGGTCAATTACACCTGCATCAGTTTTAAGACGTTCTTCATTAAGTCTATTTACTGCCCCTATGTTTTGATCATAGGTTGCAAGTATCTTACCCATCTTATCTCTACCAGAAGCAATATCTCTAAGTACTGGAAGCATGCCTCGATTACCTCGAACTCCGAATATATTGAAGAAGGTTGGTGTTTCGATTCGTGAAGGTAAATCTACTGCGGCCTTAGCAAACTTCTGATAGATAGTGTAAAGGTCTATAAGGTTACCTTGAGCATCGAAGAATTCATCGGGACTTAAGCCCAGGTCTGCTAAAGCGTTATAGCCTTTCTTTTTTTGATTAACAAGAGAGAGTTGTAAGTAACGAATCATATTGGCCAGTGAGGTACCTGCCATAGAACCCTGTATACCCATATCACCCAATACACCAATAGCAGCAGCCGTTTGCCGAAGGTCTACTCCAGCAGTTGCCATATCTGCTCCTGCATAAGATATGGACTGGGCTAAGTCTGTTAAAGATATATTTGCATTAGTAACTGCAGTATATAAATCATCGGTTACTCTAGCGGCTTCTCCCATTGGGATTTGGTACATTGACATGATATTGGTCATCAAGTCAGCTACACCACCTTTCTGTCCCACTGGCATTGTAAAGATTGAAGCCAGCTTAGATGCTGGCCCAATCATTTCTTTAATAGCATCGAATTTATTACCCGCCATAGCCAGGTATCTTTGTCCTGATGCAACATCCGAAGCAGTAAGAGGAGTTATCTCATTGACATCTTTTGCCAATTGTAACATTTCTCTTTGTTCTGCAATGGTAGCACCAGCAATTTTCGAAGCAGTCCAAACTTCATTCTGAACACCCGCAGAGTATTTATAGGCCCTTGCCATTCCCCCTACGAGCTGCATTCCGAAGTCCATTGTATTAGAAGCTGACATCTGTATACCTCTATTCCAGGTATTCATATCATTCATCATTGTTCTGAATGACCCAGATATCTTGCCAGCCTCTTGAGAGAATCGGTCTTTTAAAACCATGGCAACACCGACCTCTACTATACTCCTACTGGTATTCATAATTTATTTTCTTTTCTTTAATTGTTTATAATATTGCTCGGCCATTTCCTTGAATATTTTCCTTATTCGGTACGGAAGACGTAAAAAGCCGAAATAGTCTAAGGCTATCTCGGCTCTGGTGATATAAACAAAATCACTCTCTAACATTACTCTTCCGTCAGGTAGAAAAAATTCGGTGCCCAAACTATAGGATAAGTTCTTTCTTCTCCGGTGGTTGGATTAGTGATATGGGATTCACCTTTGAAGATAGGGTCCATAGATAAGATATGCTTTCTCATCTCAGCCATATCCTTTGCAGTAAACGGAGTAAAGTTTTCTACCTTCTCCCAACTACCATCGACCTCTAAGTAAAGGTTCCGACAAAGAAGAGGAGCATTCTTAGTTTGTTTATCCAAAGGCAACTTCATGAACTCTTGTTCTCCCTTACCAGTCATACAATCGAATTTAATTCTCTTGCCAGATGAAAGAGTGTATTCATGGTCTACCAACCTAACTCCCTCTGGATAATAAGGGATAGCATCTGGCTTCTGATTTAAATCCTCTACAGTTGGAGTAGTACCGTAATCGAAAAGGAACTCATGAAGGTCTTGGCCATAAGTAATCTTACCACCATTCTCTTTGCCCCAATCATATTCGAATTCTACTTCCTCTCCCAAAGAGAAGATACGAGAATTGAAGATAATAGCATAACGGTCATTGACTGGTAAGTTAAGGGCATCATCTACGGTTAATTTCCCATTAGGGGTAGCAGTAGTTCTAATTACAATTGCTGCAATGAACTTAGTAAGGTTCATCAAAGTCTTCATGTCTGAAAGGTTACTGAGGATATCTTCATCAGCACCATTCTGTTCTCTGATTTCATATTCGAAACCAGAAGGTCCGGTAAATCTAAATGTTCTAAATTCCATAATTTGATATATTTAATGTTTACAAATGTTCATAGTACTCCGTATAACAACAAGAAAGGGGTGAGCCCCTATCACAGGAATCCCACCCCTCCACCGAATCTTAGTGAAAATAGACTAAGGAATTAGTATTTATCTGCAGTACCAACTGAGAACTCTATGGACTCAATGGTATTCTCTGAAGCCATTCTGTCCAAGTCTAAGCCGGTAATCTTACATGGCCATACCTCTTCGAAGACATGGGTATTAAGAACTGAGACTCCATCTTCGGCAAGTTCGTTTACAATTGCCGTTTCCCAGTATTGGCTTGGTACTAAACCACCACCAACTATGTGGTCCTGGCAAGAGTATAGCCAATCATGAAGCCATGTATCAGAACCTGCAGTAGTCATAAGTTTCTCTACAATAAGATTACCTATAGTAACCCTACCTGCAGTTTTAACGTCTCTATTGACGTCCCCATGAGCAACCTGGTCAATCTCAATATCCGGCAAAGTACAACTTTGGAATAGATAAGTATTGATAGGGTGTTTGGGGAACATGATGCTCCACAAGAATTTCTTCCGTGGGTTTTTTACTTTTGCTCCCATTGTGTTATGAGTTTATAAGTTATTACTTGTTTCTACGATTGATACTGCCTTAGAAGCTGCATCGATTACAATCTCCATAGTTACCTCTTGCATAGGAACTACATCCTTATACTTAAGGATAGCACGGTACTTACCCTGACGAGCATCTGCTTCGTTATTAACCGAAAGGTCATCCCAAGAAGTTGCATCTTGGTCACCCATCCAGGTATACTCGGTCATAGCATCTTCGTCTACCAAAGAATCCAAGGTAGGTTTAACCTCCAACCAGATTCTCTTCCAAGTACTCCAAACGTTTGGTTCTTCGATATACTTGTTGAGTACCGGGCGAAGGAACTTCTTCAGATAGAGATTCAATCTTACAATTGAAAGGAATCTTTCAGAATCCTGTTTCACTTGAGAAGAGAAGCAATGCCATAGCATGGTTTGCTTACCTGCATCTGGAGTATCTTTGATTACCATCTCATTGATATAATTCTGAGCAAGGGTGTTCAGTTCGTTATATCGAGAAGGAGAACCATAGTTGGGGCATACTGGACCAACTGCATCCCCAATAACTCCTCGGTTCATACCTGCAAAGGATTTCCAAGGACCATATTGAGTAGCAGAGGCATCTCCCAAACCAACAATAGTACCCACTACATCGGAATCCTGAAGATTACCATTCTCGTTGTAGTACTTAAGTCCACCACCAAAGTAGGCAATGTACTTAGAGTTACCTACAGTACCAAGGCAAGTCTGTACCCAAGTAACCTGAGCTTTGTAATCTCTTGCCTGAGTACCTTGAGTATAATGGGTTAAGTGTTTGGGAACTTCGATATACAGTACCCATTCCATCAGTTCTTTTGCCATATCAGCAGCAGCCTTGTATACTTTGAGTACCTCTGAATCTTGTTCTAAGTGTTGAGAGATATGTGAAATAAACAATTGGTAGAAGTCTGTGTAGTCTCTTACCAAGTCCAGTGAAGCAATCCATTCTTCGGCAGTTGGAGTGGAACCTGCACTACCGATAGTACCATTAAACAGTTTCTCTGTTTCGGAGGGTGCAGCATCTCCCACGGTAATAGTGATAGCATTCTTAGTACCGTCGATATCATCGGTAAGCCACTTAATTAGGTTTTCAAAAGAAGAACCTGCAGTAATTACCGGCTTAATATATTCCGAGTTCTTAGCAAATGCACTAAGAGCAAGGTAATCTACCGAAGTGTTATTGTTATCATCGGCAGTTTTGTAGGTTATTACTGGACCCTGTTCAAGTACTTGCCCATTAGCCGAATAGATTTTATAATACAAGGTATTAGCTTGCTTATAAAAACCAACCTGGAAAGTATCTGCACTACCAATTGGATCTCCATATCCCTTGGTTACTAATCCAAAACTATAGGTAGTACTACCTGATTTGAAAGTAATCAGAGCAGAGGGTTTAGCCGAGTCGGGTACAGCAGAAGCAACTGAAATCCCATCTTCTGAATCTTTAGCTTTTCTTGCCGCAGCCCGAGAAGCAGTTACTGTACCTTGAGCAGCTCCCTTGCCAAGTACTCGAATAACACGAAGCTTAGAACCACCTTGCAAAGCCTTTTCGATATTTGATACAGAACCATCGGGTACAATTTCAGAACCATAGATTCTTTGGAACTGAGAGAATGTAGAGATGATTTCTGATGGGTCATCGTATGGGCCCTTAGTAGTTCTAGCCAATACACAAGAAACTCCTAACATGGGAGTAGTTTGAAGAACATTGTTGTTCTTAAACTTAAAGTCAATGTGAGGTGAAGTTGGCATAATTCTATTGTGATTAAAGTTAATTACTTGTTTAATTTATACCCTAGAGTATTGTACCTATACCTTAGGTACTTTTAACTCTAACATTTCATTTTCGTTTTGTTCTAACAATCCAATAAGAACTGATATATCCTTGATAGGTGTAAGAGTACCTTCTCCCAAAGCTTTTTCTGGAAGAATACCGTCTTTACATACATAAGTGTATACCTTCTCAAGTATACCATGTTCTACATCTGGATGGTCATAATAATTACCAATCTCAATGAATAGGTTTCCGGTGGGAGCAAGCCTGCCCTTTTCCCATTCCTCTAAGTCATTGAAGTATGGTCTCACGTATCCTCTAGCAGGTAAGCCAGTATATAAGATTGTATGTAGCAACCTCATATCGGCTTGTGTTTGAGAAACTAGATGTACATCTATAGTAATATCTTTTGTTTCATAAGGAAACTCTGAAGCTTGGTAATTACCATCCTCAAGTTTATCACCAATGATGTATTTATTCACACCAATATCTCCAGCATAATAACCTTGTAGTTCTATGGTTATTCTTGGGAGAGTCTTTGGGCCTTTTACTTGGTTATTCCCTATACCAAAAAGTGGTATAAACTTCTTCATACCTTTGATTGCCTCTTGAAATCTTTTTTCGTTTTCTTGAGACAAAGGTAAGAAGTCTTCTGGGTTTAAGGTAAGACCCATTTCTAACATTGTACTAAGTAGAGAGATATAAAAAGTTCTTTCTACTATTTCTTCTGAGTTTACCATTAAAGTCCTAATCTAATATTTAATTGAACACTTTGATTGCCATTGTCATTAATATACCCATTATAAGTTACCTGAATACCTCCAAAACCACTCATTATGGTTTGTAAATGACCAACACAATTTAATTCACTAACCCATTGAGTAGCAATATTTGAAGGATAATCGGTAAGCCATACTTTAAAGGGTATTGGTTCAGAACCAATACCTCCAGAGAATTGACCATCTATTGTCTTACTTATATCGGTTATCTTAAATTGTTTTACAAATTTAGCAACTTGAATACCGTTGATAAGGTAGTACTGATAACCCTTTACATTACTAATCTGAGCAGTACTAGTATTTTGACCAAGATTTGGGAATGGTATTCTCGGGGTTGGTTCAAAGCCATACTTAGTAGTTCTAGTACCTGGAGATTGAGTTATATTTAAAACTATCTCAGTGTTAGGTTCTTGCTGTGAGATAATCTTAACTATAGCAGTTCTTTCCAAGGGGTCATAGTTACTGGGGTTGTGATTTTGATTAATAGATTTAGTTTTGATAGTAAGCTTACCTGCGGCATTAGCTTCTCCAATTTCTTGGGTTACCTCTAACCAATCTGAGGAGCTTTCAACTTTCCAATCTACAGCACGGTATTCATCTTGAGGCTCATTATTTATAAACTTCTGTTGGTAACTATATACCCCTATTTCTAGAGTCTCACCCCTTTTAGTACCATCGAAAGTATGGGAAGTAGTTTCCGGAGTGATACTAAAATAAGTTCCCCAGGTCTCTACTATTTTAGGAGCAGCCTTTTGTATCAGAGTTACTTCCCTTTCTACACCCTGAACTACTACCTTGAGGACCTGCTCTTTTAAGGTCTGTTCTGTATTTACTGCTTTCGGTTTTACACGAATGGTAGCAGTACCAGTTCCTGATAGTGAAGATATTTCAAAATCTACTGCCATTATATAATCCTCCTTATTTCTTTTCTAACTTCATTACGTATTTCCTTTTGTAAGGCAGCTTTTCCACCAGCAGCCTTAAATGCAGGAGCCCAGAGAGGACGAGGTGGTAAATTACCATCTCTACTACCATACTCTAACATGATAGCTATCTGATTCAAAGTTTTTCTTGAAGTCTTACCAGTATAAGTAATCTTCTTGATTCCAATTGGTAAACCAACGAAAGTTCTTTTCTTACCTTTTACTAAGGTAACTGACCTGGCATATTGTCCAGTAAGATTTAGCATGGTATGGTCTCCATATTTCTTTATGGTACCAGGAGCATGTGGTGGCCAAGATACTCCGGAACCCCTTGGAGGTACACCAGTATTCAAACTTCGTCTTACTATACGAAGAAGTTGATTACCAAACTTTTCTGTACCTTTCGCATAACCCTTAGTTAAGATACTTGGAGTTTTAGCAATCAACCTTTCTGCACGAGCTTGTTCTCGTTTATCTACGTATATTTCTAGAGGACCAATTGGAGTCGATAGTGTAATATTAACCGACTTACTTGGCATAATTCTTATCTATTGTTTAGGTTTATCCAATCCCAGCTCCTGAGCAATTCTCTGTAACAGAGTCTCTTGAGTGGAGATTCGTTGGTCCATGTATTGACGGAACTCCTCAAACCCTGGAGCAGGTTTACTTGGAGCAGAGGGTGATTGATTAATTGAATTGAGAATGTTATCGCATTCAGAAACAATTGCCTCAAACTTTGGTCGATTGTTAAGTATATTCAAAGCATTCTGTTTCTGCATAGTAACCTCATTAATTATATTCACTACATCGGTAGTATAATATACACCATTATAAATACCCTCATCAGATTGTGAAGGTAGGTATATTGTAAGCTGTGATACAGAATCTTGGATCACTAATTCGATACTGTTAACAAAGCCATCTTTAGTACCGGATGCCATGGGTTTACTCTCGCCTATCTTCACAATCTTTGCGGTATCGAAAATGGGATAACCAGACCTCCTGTCTTTCTCTAAGGTAAAGATTACTTCACCCTTTTGTAACTTTTGGAAAATCAATGTTCTTTCGTCCATAATCATTTTCTATTTATTAAATTTAAACCAAATGAAACTGCACCCGGATTCTTTTGCATGAAGTCTACCAGGTTTAAGAATTGATAGTATCCAAATTGATCAATGAGTACCTGAGCTTTGTTTGCTACTTCTTGTGCAATCTCTATATTGGGAGCAGGTAGAGCTAATTGTATCTTGAATTCGGTGAGTTGTTCTTGTTCCATAATTCCTTAGTTTAATGAGTTAAAACGAAAAAAGGAGTACACCTAAAATAGATGCACTCCTTTTTAGTCATCCCGGCAAATTAAAAATTACCGAGCCGGTGTAGTTGTACCTTTTAAGGCAGCCACAACTTGATTGATAATGTTCTGGTCTCTCTGAGCATCTACTACTCGATTAAGGCGGGCAATCTCCTGGTCTTTTGCAGTATTCTCGATGAGACATTTGATTTCCTGTTGTCCATTCTTGAGGTCACAGCAGCAATTCTGTTGTTCATGTTCCATCTGGCAAAGACGGTCCATAACACGATTGAAGCCTGCTCCCATTTGGTCACGAGAATCCCGGATATCGGAATTAGTTTTGTATCCCAAATCACAAAGTCCTCTTTCCGTTGTGAAACGATTGTTAAGAATTTCTCTACCAACACCAGCAACATCTTTTGCAACTCCACTGATTTCTTGAGTTACTCCTCTGGCAGCATCAGAGATATCTTTATAGATACCTGCTTTTGCTTCCTGAACGGTAGACTCTACCTTCTGAATGTCAGCTTTAGTATCATTGATTTTGTCCCATACAGAAACTGCAGCAGCACCAAAACCACCACCTACCAATGCACCACCCACGGCTCCTCAACCGGAGCCCCAGCCAGAATTACGATTACCACAGCAACAATCATCGTTACAGCCTCTGTCCGCGATTACAACGCCATCGCCGGCACCTTTTACTTCTACTCCCATAATTGTAAGGTTTTAAAGATTAATACTTAGGTTAATTATACATTAAATACAGAATAGTGTTGTATTTTTATTACCCCAAATTAAATACGTATTCATAAGTAATCACTGCAGCATTCTGAGTTATGTTGACTGTAAGCTCCCAACCATCATCCTCGTTTTCTGCTTGCCTTAATTTAATGGTACCTGACCTTGTTGATTCTACAGTATTCTCTGTTAAGGTTAAGGTTAACCTATAGTTTCCATTATCGCTAGATAACGTTGTAATGGCTACATTTGTAACCCAACTTGGTTTTGAAGTTACAGTTAAAGCCAAGGGATATCTTGTACTTATCTCAGAACCATTTATTACCTTAGTCTTAAAAGAATAGGCTACATCAACCGTAAAGTTATTACCTCCCAAAGCTGACAACCCAGTTCTGGTAGTAGTTTTTGAACCAGTAGGAGAAGTGAAGGCCAAGTAGTAATTATAACTTACACTAGCACCACCCTGAGTAATATCTACATAATCAGAAGCCCCATCATAGTTATAGTTAGCAAAGACTCTAATAGACCTACTACTTGTACTGGTATTCTCAGAAGCACTAAGTGTAGTACCTGATAGACTAAATCCTGAGGTACCATTGGTACTTAAAATTGGAGTAGCACTATCAGAGCCATCCCTTGTATTTGAACCTGAGGTATAGTTAGCATACCTGGGTCTACTTGCACTGGGGTACAAAGTTACACTACCTCCAGTATTACCGATGGTATAAGAACTTGCCGTTAAGCTTACACTCCAAGAACCATAGGTATACCCAGTAAATTCGTTTGCTGCCTGGTATACTGGTACACTTACAGATTTGGTTTTACCATTTAGTGATAAGGTACCAGTAAGGGTTCCTACCCGGGTTCTAGATTTAACCGTAGTTCCCAAAGAACCTGCACTAACTGCAGTACCATAACTAATGCTAGCACCACTTGTAATCGTACCTCCTCCCGTTGTAGAACCATTCCATCCCCAAGTTTGAGAATATGAGGGCATAGTAGAGAATGAACTTCTAGTACCTCCACTTGCAGGGATATCTGTTACTGCACCTCCACTTGCTGTAATCTCACTGTAGCTTTTATAACCTGCCGACTGAGAACAAGATACGGTTAACTTCTTCTCTGTTTCAGCTTGGGTTAAAGTTACGGTACCACTTCGTGTACTGGTAGAAGTATTATTACCCATAGTTACAGAAGTACCACTTCCAGATACACTATCAGAGTTGGCTCTAGTATAAGTTAAAGCAATTTGGTTACCATAATTATGCTCATTTCTCAATTCTTGCTTGTAAGAAGTAACGGTAAAGGTTTTAGTACCTCCTGTAGCCTCAAATGACATAGAGGTAGGTGATACACTCCAACCATAACTCCAAGATTGAGAGGCCGCTGCTTGAATGAAGGTTAATTTAAAAGTTTTACCCGATTCATACTGTGTAACAAGAGTATTGGAATCCGACCGAGGGGTTAATTCCAAATTCTCTGAAGCAGTCCAAGGAGGTGTTGAAGGATGATTAGCTATCCATGCGGGTTTATTACTAATAACATAATTTACCATAATTTCAGACCCATTAGCTACCCCATCCCAATATTTCTGTTTTGTAGAAATAAAAACAAACCCCTGATTAGAAGAGCTTGGGTTACCCAAAGCATCGAAGCTTACACTACTGTATCTAGTAGTAAAAGTATACTTATAGGTTACCTTATGAATATCTTCGAGTTTGACACATTCATTATTTCCATAGGAACTGGCATTGGATAGTTCCAACCCCACATAATTCTCCCCGGTTCCTGTCGAGGAGAGTGCTAACAATTCAGCCTTGGTAGGGCAGTCATTTCCTGTCTTACCAAGGCCTACTTTAGTTTTGACAGCACTCCAGGTTGCTATCTCTCCCATGATTATTTATTTTTAAGTTCTTGAATCTCAGCCTTCAAAGCCTTAATCTCATCGTAGAGAAGTTTAATACCTTCAATTGCCAAAGTTGACATCTTGTGATATTTAACTTGTTTTACGAGTACATACTCTTCCCCATTGATTTCCAAAGTTTCGAATTCCTCTGGATTAGGTACTGTAGATTTCTCTACTGGAACTTCCTCTACATATTTACCAAATCCCAATCCCTCAAGATTCTGAGCAATAGTTCCCTCGTCCTCTTTACCAAGCATTTCGAATGACTTAGTTGGTATCTGGCAAATCTGTTCCAGAGTATGATTCAAATCCTTAATATTAGATTTGAGTCGAACATCTGAAGACTCTTTGAAGAAACCGGAAGGAGCAGTAGTCTTAGCAAATACTACCTGGTCGGTAGTTGCCAAACTCAATTGAGCTCTAGTTACTACGTGAGGATTATCTTTTCTACCAGCATGGCTATTGATAGAAGTCTGAGCAGCAGTACCTGCAGCCTTAGCATCAGCAATAGCAGTAGCTTGAGCAGTAGATACGGGCTTATTAGCATCGGAAGTATTATTAACATTACCCAAACCAACTTGAGTTTTAGTAACTGCATGAGGATTAGATTTATTGGCAATGTGATTATTTACCTTAGTTTCTAATGCAGTTACATCTGAACCAGTATCAGCAATCAAATCGTCAACGTAAGTTTTCAATTCTGTACGAAGAGCATTGATAGCATTAGTTCTATTGGTAATCTCATTTGCCAACCCCTGTACCGTATTATCCAAGTTAGTCTTATCAGCTGCAGTCATTACACCTGCAGTAGTCTTAGTTGCTGCTGGTATGGTGACATTCACATCTGTACCTCTACTATATGAGCCCTCTTCGGTATTCTTTACCCATCTAAAATACTTTAATCCGAGATTATTCGTATTTTGGGTAACACCGTTTATTACCGTCATTATCTCCTGAGGTAAACTATTGATTAGTTTATCATGCTCATTATCTTTTGCAATACGAGCCTCTTGTTCATCCTCTATGGCTTTCGGTAGGGTTTGATTAAGTTTTATTACACTTTCTGCCTCCATCAAACCGGCTTCTTGAGTAGTGGCATTGGTTAGTGGAATAAGCATCCCCTCAGGCTGATCTATGTAATGACCCCGGTCATCCAAAGAAGAATAATTACACTGAATAATTATATTCCTCTTGTTTCTGTTAGCTATTGAAATATTACTGATTAAATTTCTAGGCATACTAGATACCACATCCTCAAGATGTTTACCTCTACTACCCTCGAAAGCAGTACCTGCAATTTCTCCAATAATAAGGGAAGAAGTGTTACTATCTACGAATTTAGTACCTGACCAACGGAATTGATAAGGAGGTTCCCCCTTAGCAACATTAATGTATATCTTACCAGATTCTCCAGTTACCGGAGTTTGGTGAGTAGCATCAGTATACAACTGAACATTAGTAAGACCTCCAGTAGAGCTTACTTCATAAGTAGCGTATACCTCGATTACATCGTCTACATATGAAGGCAAATGGTTAGCTGGTACCAATCCATTACCATCCAATGGAGCAAACCCATCAGCTTGTCCCTTAGTTGCTACAAAGGCATCATGCTTAGCTTCTAGAGTATCAATGTTATTCTGCAGTTTAGTATCAAGGGCAGTATCAGCATCTTTTCTATCTTGAATCTCTTTTTCTAAAGCAGCAGTCTGAGAATCTCCCAGATTCTTGATAGCTGTATCGATTGCCTTTTGTCTATCCTCAATCTCCTTAGCAATAGCATTGGGCAAAGTCTCATCAAGATTAATCTTATCTTGGGCAGTCATTACACCTGCAGTAGTCTTAGTTGCTGCTGGGATAGTACCCATTACATATCTACTACCCTTAACATAGACACCAGATTCTGAGTCTAGTTTAGCTCCAGCATGAGTAATGGTGACCTCAGAATCTGAAATTTCTAGATTGCTCCCAGAAGCAAGTACAAAGGATTCTGGGAGAGAATCAAATAACTTCTTATCGGCTGCGGTTTGTACACCTGCCGCTTTATTCGTCGCAGAAGGTATATTTAGATGACGTATAGCATTTTCAATGGGATTATCTTCATATACTCCAGTATCGGGATTTATAGTAGATAAGTCCAAATAAATATCTACCATGTTATGGCGTTGAACTCTTCCATTAAAACCTCGAATGATATTTGGGGGAAGAGAATCAAACAATTTCTTATCTGCTGCGGTTTGTACACCAGCTTTTTCTGCAGTAGAAGCAGGTAAAGTAATTGGATTCTGTTCTACAGTACCATCCTCAATTACAGTTTTAGTAGCAGCAATGCCTATTGAAGTCTCATTTGGAGTTACATCCCCAAGAGCAAAGTTAACAGTAGTAATTCTATCTAACTCTACCTTATCCTTAGCAGTCATCGTACCGGCTTTAGTATCTGATGCCTGAGGCAAATCAAAGGTTTCTGTAGTATCAACATTCAGACCATTATCCTTAGTTACGGTTACGGTTACTTTACTTGCATCGGAATCAGCCGATATATCTGTAAGGGCATTTTCATCCAACCCATCCAACTTAATCTTATCTGCTGCAGACATGACTCCTGCAAGAGATTGGGTTACCGGGAGAAGTTCTTTAATGGCCTCATTGGATTCTCCGTATTGGTTGTTAGAAACGTCCTTAGTAGAAGTATTTACCTTGAAAGTAAGTTTAGAGTCATCTCTACTTATTTCACTTACACCAGTAACCATGGTATTAGGTAAAGCATCAGAAGTTGCTTCCTCGGCTACCAACCTTCCTTCGTGATCATTGGTAATATTGGTAAATTTGTTATCCAAAGATGTATCTGCATCTATTCTATCTTGGATTTCTTTATCGATACGTTTACCAAGAGCGGTGTCTGCAGCAATACGAGCAGCTTCTTCTGCATCGATATTATCTTGAAGAACTTTATCAGCAGCCTTTCTCTCTTCGCTTTCTGTTTTGAGGTCAGAAGAGTTCTGGTCAATCTTTGCTTCCAATCGAATATCCTCAGCCTTACGGGCTGCGATTTCGTTATTCAGCAAATCAGTAATTGAAGTATAGTTACCATTGATATTATCTTGAATACCTTGGATTAATTCCAGGTTACGTTGGATATTAGCAGTATTCTGAGTTACCAGAGCATTAGTAGCATTCAGGGAAGTTAACAACTCTGTACGAGTTTCACTTACAAAAGTTCTCAGCTCATTTACCGTAGTAGTAAGAGTATTACTCAGGTTAGTGAATGATTGTTGTAAAGTATTATCTCCCTGTTCTCGTAAGTTCTTTTCGGCTTCAAGCTTATTCTCCAACTCTGTAAGCTTAGCAGTCATAGTTGCTGCAAAGTTGGGATCATCACCGAGAGCCTTAGCAATCTCTGCCAAAGTGTCCAATACTTCAGGAGCTGAACCAATAATCTTTTGGATTGCAGCCTCTACTTGTTCTGCATTCTGAAAGTCAGAATCGTTTAATAACTCTGATACCTTAGTGATGTAGTTTGCATGTTCTTCAATGCCATCAAGTTTAGCATATAGCAAATCCGTGAAGTCATTAGAAGAAAGTACTTTACCATCTACTTTATCTACCTTCTTATTATCCAGTGCTTGGTCGGCAGCAATCCTATCTGCCTTCTCTTGAGCAAGAGCATTACTGATAAGTGTATCTTGATTAGCCCTATCAGTTGCTTCTTTATCAATATTGGTTTGAAGTAGAGTATCTCCAGCTAAGCGGTCATTCTTTTCGGTAAGGATATCCTTATTAATACCAGCCATATCATCCTTGTGATTCTGAAGGTTGGTATCAATCTTGGCCTCAAGAGAAGTCTCTTTGGCAATTGCTCGGTCTTTCTCTGCATTAATAGCAGTAGTGTTGGCATTTACCTTTGCTTTTAGTTCATTCATAGCATCGGTATTACCTGCCTCTAGAGAATCAATACGAACTCCCAAAGCATTATCACCAGCAATACGATTTTCCTTTTCTTGTTCAAGCTTAGTGTTAATATTAGCTACTTCGGATTCCAAAGCTTGCTTGGTATTATCCAACTTAGCAGTAAACTCAGTACTCAAAGCTTTATCAGCTGCAGTACGGTCTGCTACTTCTTTATCTAAGTTAACCTGGAGAACCTGGTCAGCAGCAGTCCTTTCTACTCTTTCAGTGTTAAGGTCGATATTAAGGGTATCGATACGAGAACTCAAGGCACTATCTGCATTGGTACGGTCAACGATTTCCTCGTTAATCATATCCTTAACTTCCTTGTAGTTATCCCCTACAGTCTTAGTTAAGTTTGTGATTGCCTCTGAATTTCTTTCGATATTATGTTGGTTAGTAGCAATTGCCGTAGTATTGGCATTTACCTGCTCGGTAAGTTCATTACGCAAGGTATTGATGGACTCTTGCATACTCAAAGCCAAGTCTGAGATACGCCGGTTAACATTAGCCAGACTTTGAGTATATGCTTCATCGGCAGTCTTTCTTTCGGCAATCTCTTTATCCAAATTAGCCTGAATTGTGGCATCTGCATCTTTACGGTCTTGGATTTCCTTGTTAAGGTTATCCCTTACAACCCCAAGAGCAGCATCGCCAGTAGCAGACTTATTATCTACGTATTCTTTCAGTTTAGTTTCGAGAGCAGTGTCAGCATCCTTACGGGCTTGAACTTCAGCAGCTACCTCAGCGCTGTTTGCTTCATCGCCTGCAATTCGGTCTTCAATTTCTTGGTTAACCTGTTCTGTGATTGCAGCCAACTTCCTCGTGATAGTAGTTGCAAAGTTGGGGTCATTTCCAAGGGCATCGGCAATTTCCTTAAGAGTATCAAGTACCTCTGGTGCAGAGCCAATAATCTTTTGGATAGCAGCATTTACTTCTTCTTCAGTTTGGAAACCGGCATCATTGATAAGCTGGGAGAGATGGGTAATATAGTTTGCCTTCTCTTCAATTCCATCAAGCTTAGCTTTGAGGATATCAGTAAAGTCATTCTTGGTCAAAGAATAACCTTCACGTTTATCTACCTTCTTAGTATCAAGGTCTTTATCCCCTTTTTCTCTAGCAGCAGCCTCTACAGCAATAGCATTGAGCAATTGTTCTTTGTCTTCTACACCCTGCTCTTTTACATCGTCAATTTTGTGTTCAAGAATTAAATCCTGAGCAGCACGAGTGGTAGCCTCTGAATCTATATTGTTCTGTAATACCTGGTCTGCAGCAGTACGTGCTTGAGCTTCTTGGTCAATTTTACCTCGAAGAGCATTGTCTGCATTAGTACGGTCTGTTACCTCTTTAGAGATTTCATTATGAAGAACTTGGTCCTCAGAATGACGGTCTACCTTCTCTTGGTCAATTTTACCTTGAAGAGCTAAAGTATCAGCCTGACGATTAGTGATTTCCTCGTTAATCTTAGAATCCAGTATAGTATCTGCATTTGTACGATTTGCAGTTTCTTCGGCAATCTTTGCCTCGAGTGCGGCCTTATCATTGATATGTAGAGTCTTAAGTTCATTTACACTTTCCTTAATCTCATTATCGGCAGCAATACGTTCATCTTTTTCCTTTTGGATAAGGTCCTTGAGTTCTTTCTCAAGTTCATCATTACCTTGATTTACCTTATCTTCAAGGTCTTTGATATCTTCAGCATTCTTATCTACCTTCTTCTCAACTCTGTCGATTTCAGCTTTTAAGTCTGCCTTAACGGTATCAATCTTCTTATTGATTTGGTCTAACCCATATTCTAGGTTATCCTGAACTGCAGCTACTGCAGCACCCAGAGCAGCTTCGGCTTCCTTAGCACGATTAACCTCTTCGGTTAAAGCAGTACGAAGGTCGGTTAATTTATTAGTGATAGTAGTTGCAAAGTTGGGATCATTGCCCAATGCTTCTGCCAACTCTTTAAGAGTATCAAGGGCATCATCAGCACCATCAACCAAATCACTAATCATCTGTTTAACTTCTTCCTCAGTTTGATATTTCAAATCATTCTCAAGCTGAGAAACTTTGGTGATGTAGTTTGCATGTTCTTCAATGCCATCAAGTTTAGCTTTCAACTCATCGGTAAAATCATTTTTCGATAAGTCGTATCCTTCTTTCTTATCTACCTTATTCTTGATAGAAAGTACGAAGGCCCAGAACTCATTTATAGTTCCTCCAAAGCCAGCTTTAACAAAGTCATCATAGTAACCCTGTAATAACCGCTGGTCTATTTCTTCGCAGGTATAATACTTACTTACATACATATTTTATAAAATTTAAGGATTAATTACTGCACGTTGACGACCCAGTAAGAATTCCGAATCGATATCTCTGAATGGTTCTCCCTCTGAACCACAGAAGGCATTCATTGGTATATCTGGATTTTCGGGGTCTACATCTCCACCGTCTTCTATATCTCCCCGAATACAAGCATAATCGGGAAGCTTATTTACACGGAATTTCATTACCTGGCCTATACCAGGATGAGGTATTATTTTATCCCAGATATCACCGAAGTAATCTTGAAAGCAGGTGACAAATTTGTTTCCGGTCATCGATTGAAATGCCGTTACATCATTGCCATTACCTTTCATTTCAATATGAACTCCAGATGTACCATTAAGGATAACCAGATTACTATCAAACCAGATTCCACTGTTTGTAGTAATTGGTGTCCACCTCAGTACTAACATCTTTGCCATATACTTTATTTTTATTCTACAAATTCAACTTTGGTATCTCGGTCTCTCTTTAGGATAATCATGAAAACTAAAGCCTCATCCTTTGCCTGAGCAGTCTGAGTATCTCCAGAAGGCTTATACGTTATACCATTAATTACAAACCTATCTTGTTCCCAATTAAAATCCCAATAACCTTCCGGTGTAAGATAACCGATTTGTTCTATATAAGATTTAGAAATTAGTATTGATAAGTTTTCATCATCCAATTCTCCTGAAATAGTTGCCTTATTGATAGGCCAGTTTCTGAAAGCATTGTAGTAACATAATGCTTCGATTTGGATGTTATAATATTTAGGTATACTGTCTTCGGCATGACTGAGAAGCTGATTAACATGTTTGGCCCAGGTTATGGATTGCCTACCAGCATCCCAATCTAAGAAGTCAGTGATAATTTTCTTGTATCTATCCCAAGAGCGGTTCTTTACCATTCTCCAGGGTTCTTTTGTCATAACTTAGTTAAGATTGATTTCTTACCACCTTTTACTGGAGCACTTGGGTTGGGTCCATCTAATACTCCAGGTTGCCTTCTGTTAACTACTTTTGGGACTACGGTTCTAAATACTTCATCACAGAACGGTAAGTAGATTTCCAATCGTGAAGCTAACATACAAAGGTTCTTCCTTAATTCATCTATTAATCCACCTGGTTGCATTGCTTGAGAAAGTGTTTTCCATAGGGAACTTGTAGCATCTGCCAAGGTATCATAATATTGCACTTCAGTAGGCCCAGTAGTGATTTGTTTTATCCTATCACCTCGGGCAAGTTCGGGTTTAGAAGTACCATCACCAGTTTGTTCTTTGGTAGAGGTTAATTGACTTAAGTATTCGGAAGTACTCGTTAATAGATTAAGTATCTTCACATTGAGAAAATCCCAGGCAGCCAATTCCATTATTAATTGGTTTTCTAGTGCTTCATACCATAATTCATCTGTATACTTATCTGGTGCAATTGTATGGTTTACTAGAGGTCCAATGTAATATTGCCACTTAGTGATGTAAATAGATTTCTCTTCCCTGGTCATCCCATCAGATATTTCTGAAGGGATATAATGGTCGATTAAGTTATATATTGTATCGGCTAATGCCGTATGCCCATAATCACAAACTACCAGAGTCTTATCTATGGTGATATCTAAACCGCTAGAGTTAGTTACATGTAATGTTACGGTATAGAAACCGGGAGTTTCATAAGAATAGGAAACATGTCTTCCACCATTGAAAACCTCTCCCTTATCATCGCCAAAGTCCCAGTCAAAAATAGATTTGGCCGGGACTTTGGATATGACTCTGAATGAAACTTCCAGACCTGACGTAACGTACAAAAAGTCCAGATTGTTATTCATATTAGTCTGTCTTATGTAATTTTCATAGATTACCCTTTAGAAGAGGATTCGAATTCTTCTAGCAAAGCCTGAAGAATTGTTTCTACTGTATCATCTTTCTCGGCAACGATTTCATGAAGACCTGCTACCAGTTTCAGTTCTTCCAGGGAATATCCCTTTGCAAGTTTTTCAAGAGTCATGCCTTTCTTGAACTGAGCATTCAGTCTCTTATCCAACTTTTCTATGTCGGCCTCTGAATACTTTTCGATTTCTGATTTATCAGCAATGATAATCAGATGGCCAGAGGCAATTGCCTTCTGAATCTTTGGTGCACGGAATTGACGACGAGAGAGTTCCTTGTCTTCTCCTCTACAAACGGTAATACCAGTTGATTGGTCATGAAAACTGTAAGCTCTTGGTCCCACAGTTACTGTATATTTATCTTTAGCCATATTTTCTAAGATTTAAAAATGATTAAAGAGAGGATAGGTCTTTTTAGTTACCTACCCTCTCAGGGAATTTATATAGATGAAACCGGGCGTCCCTTATTATTCTAGGTTAACCATCAAATATGGGTCTACGTTCATGAACTCGGGGAAACCGAATTCTGAGAACTTCTTGTCAGCAGCCAGCAACAGAGTTGCATCCTGGTACATCTTAGAGAAGCCAGTAGTCAAGCTTGCATAGATTGCCTGAGTCTGGTTAGAAACGATTCTTTCAGATTCAAGCATCAACTGACGAGCAGTAAGCTTAATCAAGGCAGCAGATGTATCAATCAACAGCAACTGTTGGGTGGGTGTACCCGGGTGAATGTAGAAGTCAGCATTCTTGGGAACAGGAGACTTAACATTCAGAGTAGCTTCTGTAGTACCAGAGTGACGATCTTTGAATTCCGGCAAGTTCAGCATTTCGATTGCCTGGTCTTCACCACCAATCATAGTTTGGAAGTTACGTCCCATACGAGCAGCACGTACCCAAATATGCAGAAGGTCTTTGTAAGTGATACCGTTAGTTGTTTCGTATACACCGATTACCGGGGCAGACTCAGAGCCATCAGGGTTGTTACCATTGATAGCAACGTCCATAGCCAGAGTATCCAGAGCATAACCCAACTGAACACCAAAATCACGAAGGTAGATTCCCAAGACATCGAGAGAAACATAGTTACGAACTTCATCAGTAAGTTTGAAACCTTTTCCGATTTTGAAGAGGCTAACTGATTTCTGTCCGAAGCTAACATCACCCAATGGGATAGTTTCTGCCTCATTAACCTTTGCAGGGGCAGCATCCGACATGTTAACCATCGGCATGATTGCTTGTAAACCATTGATTGGTTGGTCAGATGCAATGATATTTGGATAGAACGGAGCCTGGCGCATACCCAATGTGATAGCAGCACGGATGATTTCCGGAACAATCCAACGAATATTCTGTTGGGGCATTGTAAAGATGTTCTGCATCGTGTCCACTTTTGGATTGATGCCCATCTTTTCAAAAAGTTCATCTTCTGAAATACCCCATTTACCGGTAACCAATTCTCCAAAAGTTACCTCTACAGGCTTCTTGTCCTGTGAACCGGAACGAACAGCTTCCAAGCTTCTTACCATTTCCGGCAGCTCATTCATAAAATCCTGAGCCTTCAACTTTGTAATATCTATTTTATTTTCCATAACTTCTTTTCTCTTATTTGATGAGTACTTGAATTACCTCATTTGCCTCTTCTGCTGGATTAAGGGCAATGAACTGGGTTGAAGTTGCTTGGTTAGCTTTTACGAATCTATCGTTAAGCAATTCTCCATCGGGAGTTACATAGCCAGCTTCGATATTTTCGTTTGATACCCAGTTACAAATCATGTAACCTTCCATAGCTACTGTTACCTCTACCGGGAAATTTCTTTGAGGTTGATAAGCAGGGTTAACGTTATCCGTTACTGCTACACCCAAATAAACTTGAGTAGCTGTATCAGTGCAAGGGTAAATCAAACCTTCTTCATTCAAAGCCACTGGCATACCCTGTACGATTTTCTCTCCAGCTTTAACATTGAAAGCCTGGTGCAATTTGTGTGACTCACTTTTGTAAATCACCGCTCTCGGGGTTCTTTCCCCAAAGAGAGTAAGTTGCTGAGGGTCGTTTACGATTTTAGTTTTTTCCATAACGCGGATTATTTATATTAGTTATTTGATTTTGTTTCGATACAAGTTATCGATTACATTCTTAGTACTCGGAGATTCTGAATTCCGTTGGGTATCAGTACCCTGGGTTCCAGTTTTACCCTCGGTATCATCCTCAGCAATTGAGGAAGCACGGTTGACGTCCTTAGAACCACATTTTGAGCAAGTGAGAGGGAACTTCTCTTCCAAGCGAGCTTGGTAATCCTTGGTCAAGGAAATAAGAGTAGTAATACCAGTAGTCTCGGCATTGAGCATCGTAACGATTGTCTCATCTACCTTATCACCCATCAACTTCTTGTAGGTTTCTACGGCATTTTCACGTAGAGAAGCAATGTGATTCTTTCCTACGGTTGCCATTTCCTTCAAGTTAGCTACTTCGGCATTCAAGTTGGTAATCTGTTCCGTAAGAGAAGTTTTCTCTGTAGTAAGATTATCTACCGAAGTTTGCAATTCGTTTCTGGATGATACCAAAGTCTGAATGCAGGCAATTACATTTTCCTGATTCATCTCTTTACCTTCTTCCAGGGTAAGCATGTTATCCCCAAAAAGGCTTTCAAGAAATTTTAGTAATTCTTCGTTCATGTTATTTTTATTTGAATGATTATCCTTGGCATCATTATCATTAAAAGAACCCTGAGTATCGTCCTTTTCTTGATATGATGTTAAATCCGATTTGTAATCAGTAAAGAAGTATTGCTTCGATTTATCATCCCTATATTCTTCATAGGATGCCCAAGTTCTTTTGGCAAAAGTTGGGTTAATGATTTTACCATCCGAACCAATTTTCTGGGCAAATGAATCAGCCCCATGTGAAACTAGTGAGGTCTCAAGGTAACGAACAATTTCAGTAACAATTCTACGTACCATAACTCCCTTAGAGTCATAAGTACCCAGTTTCTGATAAAATTCGTTATCTTCCATTTGGGGATGGGATTTATCCCACTTAAATTGTACAGTAACTGAATTACTATGAATTGAAGGAGGTTCCATAAGGATGCCTCTAGCAATTCTTGGGTTTGCCTTACCATCGATTTTCAGAATACCGTTGATACCAGCGGGTATAGTAAAGCTACCGTCTTTATAGGATTCCTGCCACATTACTTGTGATACAGCACCAATAGCATTACCGATGTTGGTTTCATGGTCACAGTTTACTGTTTGACCAAGCAACATCTTCATAGAAGCCTTTAGTACTCCATTCTGACCAAAGTCTGTCGGGTTCCAATTCTTAGATACAATCGTTTCTGAAAGTAATCTGAACATTGGTTCGATAAACTCTTCGTCCTTAGGAGTTAGTTCCGATTTGTCTAGGTTGGGATAGTAAGTATTATAATCTATATCCCCTCCCCAAAACCCAAATTGAGCAATGGTATCCGGTGTAGGATTTTTCCATTTGTAATAATTCTCGGAGAAAGTCTGGGCTCCCACTGCTTCTGGGATATACCCAGCCATAATGGTATGGCCTTGACCTATCACCATAGAATCAAGATGCTCTTTGTTTTTCTTTGTAAATTTACTCATCTTGCTTTAGTATTTTGGTCTCCTCGAGAAGGAGCCGGGTTATTCTTATCTCTTGACCTACGAGCAGATTGGTTTTTATCATCTTGCCTTTGTTTCTTCTTAGTTCCTTCTTGGGGGTCTGTATTACCTCCCTTAGCAAATTGGTCCTCAAGTGAAACTCTTGGTTCTTTCTCATCAGGAGAATCATAACCCATTGCCCAAGCATATTGCTCTTGACTAATGATACCAGCCTTATACAATAAGTCAAGGTTCTGTATCTTATACTGAAGACCTTGTTGGATTTTAACTTCATCAGAAACTGTAGAAGTTCCCCAATCAATCTTCATCCCCTTATTATTAAAGCCTGCCAGACGCAGTTCTAGAGAATAAAGTCGGTCCAATACATAAGCTACAAGCATTTGGATATTTTTTAACTGGCTAATCATCTTAGACAGCATTATACCCGTTGCACCTTCACCAGTAGTAGATGATACCCCAATGATAGAGCCATTAACTCCCAACCCATTTGCTACAGATTGTTGGTTCATATTCCAAGGCTTCTCGATATTACCGAGCTCCTTAGTAGTAGAGTTGAGTTTGAATTCATGGTCATCTATGTAACCAGCAACTACCCCATCCTTCATACCCTCTTTAACATTACGTTTGAGGATATTGAGTTCATGATATAATCTGGATTCATAAGCTTTGATACTCTCATTTGGCCTTTGTGGAGATTTCTGCATCTTAGCTTCTAAGAAACCCACCATACCACAAATCTCCATGATATGTTTGAAGTTAATCTTCATATCATTTTGTCCTTTGAGAGAATCCAATGCGGGCATAAATGGGGGAACTCCATAAGGTTCATCTGTATCATTGAACATACCAACATAGAAATAAGTTTCTGGGTTAAGCTTAATGTAATCTTGTTGCTTAACAAAGAAATTCATATTCTTTTGGTAAGGAGAATACACCCCATTTAATTCACGTTTAAACTTGATGTGTTCTGGCTTAAGGAATAATACAGTAGCCAAACCATCAAGCTTATCATTTGGTACTCCTTCTACGGATATTGCCCCACTTACAAGAAGTTGAACAATCATTTTGTTAACTAAACCATCTATACCAGCAGTATATCTGGCCCATCCCTTGGTGGCTTTCTTAAGATGTTCTCTCATCTTTGAAGCCTCTTCATCGGTATTATTAGGGAAAGTTACTGTATGACTGGTGTTAGCTAACTTAAACATATCTTGCAATGCGATGCCCATATCAGGATTTACTTTATATAAATCCCGAATTAAAGGTATCACATCAACACGAAAAGAGGGTTCAACTAATTTAGTCAACCCTTGTAATGATGTAATTAAGTTATCGCTATCATCGTCAACTGAAACCCTACCAGGCGAAATCGATGTGGCAGGCTTTTCCTCTTTATTAGAGGATGTACCATTCTTGGGAGGGTCCTTCTTACGTCCCCAACCCCAACTAAAATTGAAGTACTTTTTCATCTTGGTTGTACGATTACGTTAGTTTTTCCTTTCCTTATGTGATTACATATTGCTTTTCCAAAGATATCATCATCGGCATATACATCTCCTTCAAGGTCTACATCTACAGCTGAATTGTTAGCCCTATGTTTACCCATTGCAACAGGTCTACCTAAACCATCATAAATGAAGGTATAAGCTTCTTGTACAAAGAATGGGTCCTTAATGATTACGTGATCTAATCGAATATCTTCTTCCAAGTTTTCTATTATCACTGAACGATTCTTTTGGGTGGTTAACCAACCAGGGGATTTATCCATTTCAGGTCTACTTTTACCTTTTTTCTTTAGCATCTTCTGGTAGTAGTAAAGGTTAGGGTAGCCTTCGTCTTGAAGCTTAGAAGTTACTGATAAACCAACGTCATTGGATTCTGGAGCTATTATTGCCCAGTTAAACAACTTCCCAGTATCACCAAGTAACTTAGCATAAGCTCCCACTGCCATTCTTCCCTTATATACTACTTGTTCTTCTCCTAGCTTATCCATACAAGTAAATGAAGAGTAGTCAGAAGCTCTACCAGTTGAAACGTCTGCACCAATGAAATATTCTTTATCTGATTCGGGTTCACAGAATTGTCGGTATTGACCATTAAATCTCTTCTTAATAACTGGGTAATCACTAAGGCAGTCTTCGATAGCTTTAATATCGGCTAAGTCGAAGACTGTATTACCAGATGATAAGAAGTCACCATCTATTTCTTGTGCAGTTCGTTTTGCTCCCAGAGCAGAGGACATTTGGTTATACCAATTGATATCTCGTTCTGGGTGCATTTGCCAGTATAATCGAATTGGGTTAAAAGGATTACCTCCTGCAATGGCATCTACCCAAGTTGAGTGATAGAAATTACCAACTCCATAGGGAGTGGAATTGACGATGGCAGCTCCACCAGTGGAAAGAGTAGGGAATGCAGCAGCCCAAATTTGAGCAGCCCATCTTACTACTGCTGCCTCGTCAATTACCAGAAGAGAAAGGGATTCCGAACGACCGGCTTCGGATGATGTCGGAATAGATTCAATGAATGACCCATTATCAAATTCTATCATGGAAGCAGAGCCATATTCACCAGCTCTACCATTGATTATGGGAGTTTGAAGGTACCATGGAAGATTCTTGTACATGAACTTAATCTTCTTAAGCACCTTCTTAGCAGTTGTGTCTTTGATAGAGATAATGTTTATCTTTTTGTTGGGATGGTACATCGCCAACCAAAGACAGTACATTGAAATAAGTTCTGTAATTCCTGCCTGACGGAACTTGAGAATGATATTGAATCGTTGGGCAATGAAATTGTAGAGAACAGATTTCTGAAATGGGTATAAATCGAATCTTACCTTTCCTCTTACTGGATGTATCACATAGCAAAAAAGGCTAAAAAAGAAAACATCACTAGAAACTCGGGATAGGTTTGATAGCTCTTCCCGAGTTAAAGTAGTTCTAGTTTCTGAGATAGTCTTTGCCATATCTAAAAGTTATACGTTATTTGAAATTCGATGTCAGTACCTATACCCGATTTTATCTTCGGGTAGTAAAAGGTATTGACTCCGAATTTGTAATTAAATCTCTTAGTCTTGATTGAAAGACCAGCTCCCATATCGAAGAGATTATTGAAAGGTCTGTATTTGCCATAGACGTATGGACTAAGTGATAACCTTGCAACTTTCTTTCGAGTTAATTGACCTTCATACCAGTTGTAGTTGTACTTATCTAAGTCGATTGGGAATAGTCTAGTTGAATAAGTGTTAGTCTCCTTATTGAACAGACTTAAGTTCAACTTATCTTTCTTCAAAACAATTTGAACCAGGGAATCTTGTTTACTGATAACTGGCTGCCTTAGCATGGAATCAGGAAAGAGAGTTGGCTGCCTATTATCGTAACTATTATCGTAAACTAAGATTTTACCTGGTTCAATTTCTTCAGAATACTTCTTCTCTGGTTTGAAAGGTTTGTCTTTGTATACTGTATCTGGGATTTCATTGACCGCTAGTTCCAGGGAATCAACTTCTCGAGAAAGTTTATAATTCCTGAAGCAAAGGTAAATAGTAAATCCTAGAAATACAATAAACAAGGCATTCTTTAAATTCTTCATGGTAATTTCGCTTTTAGTGAAACTCTGGTACTCACTCGTTTCCTTGTTTTCCCTTAACAATCCCTTTCTTACCTTCAGAGTTGATTTATAGGATTATAGCTTTCTTTACCAGAAAGCACTTTCCTAAAAAAGAAAAACTTAATAAAAAGAAAAAAGGGTTTTCAAAACAGCTCAATTTAGCTCAGTTTTGATGAGTCAATTTTCTTGAGGCAACGTTTGAACCATAATCCTACTTCATAAACCGAGCCCTTGGCAATTGTGTATCTTGCCTTGTTAAGCCAATAATGGTGATCCTTAAAATCCTTTTCAGAGGTACCCTGGTTTTCATGAAGGTAAATTCTGAATTTCTTTGGGAATCCCATGATTGCCTTAAAATCCTCAACCCCCAAAGGATAACCATCTGGTCTGAATTGCCTATCTGCAGGTCTTAAGGTTAGTGGAGGTTTATCATACTCCAATCGGTATACTCCCGGGAGAGTACTCATCTTTGCCGTTTTGATAGGCCATTTCTTTTCATCTTTGAAATCTCTAACCCAAAGTCGATGTATCTTTGCTACAGTTAGATTCTTTTTCTCAGGCAATTTTCGATAATCATACATTGCCAGAGTTTTACTAATCCAAGGGATTTGATTGGTATCATCTTCTGAAGAAAACGTGAGGGGTTTAAGTAGATTTCTAGTAATTGTTGGGTTTTTTACTTGAAATACTTCATTAAAAGCATTCAAGTATTTCTTACCGGTCTTTTTATGTACTCCAATGATAACTAAACGCTTCCTAGATATCTGAGAATTTCCATAATCAGAAACTGACCTTTCGTGAAAAATAAGTTTATAGTCCTTAAATGTTTCCTCAAAAAAATTCTTGGGAAGCAAGGATAGCAGTCTTGGTAGATTTTCTATAAGAAATATCTTAGGCTTATACTTGAGTATCGATGAAATTACTAGATTGAGACTACGATTATCTTTTGGATTGCCCAATTCTTTTACTTTAGACAGCCTCATTACTGAAGATGAGCCACAATCCGGGCTTGATATAATTATATCTACTTTCTCATCGAACTCTTGTAAACAAAAGCCCTTATAGAATGGTATATCACCAAAATTTAACTTCCATTGTTCTTCACCCGGAGTATGGAATACTCCTCTTATTTCTATATTCCCTAGCAAATTTTCCCTAAAAGGGAACAGGAGTGCACCCTGTCCAGCGCACACTCCCAATACCCTTAACTTTTTCATTTCTTGTAACTTCTCAATTTTACATACTTAAGCCATGCAAATGGTTTACGATTTTCCAAGTAGTATGGGTCTTTATCATTATTGTGAGCTTCCTCTTCGAAACTTACATCATGATACCTTTCATTCTGTTTGTTCCAGCCTGCAAAGCACATGATGATAAGGTATTCGATTCCATACCAAATGTAGAAGAATCCCAGACCCAATATTACAATCCACCAAATTGATAGGTCGAATATACCACAAAGGAATAAACCTATAAACAGACCCAGTGCAGTACATTCGAATTGTTGTACTTGGTGAGTACGTTCGTGGTCAATATCCTCTTGTAACAAATCCTCTTCTTTATCCTTGAAGAAGGAGTTATAGAGGAACGTAATTGCCTTATAACTGGGGAAAAGGAATACCTTTGCTACCCAGCTGTTAAAATGACATCTTTTCATATCTTATCTTTGAAGTTTTCGTAAGCGTTTCTTAGCTTTTGGTCGTAAGCATTTTGTGCATATCCAGGACCATTGTACTTCTTTGCAAAGCCTGCCCAGTCCTTTTCCTTGAGATTCTTCAAACAACCAGAGGTATTCATGAAGTAGTACATCAATTCCAGTTGTTTTTCGTGAGATTCCGACATCTTATGAACGAATTCATAGACATCTTTACAGCTACAAAGATTGTGATTGAAGCCCATAATCTGGAACATTCCCCAACTTGCGGACTTTAAAGCACATTCTTCATCAATTTCTTTGGCTAATTCGAGTCTTTTGTACTCATAAACACCTCCCAAGTACTTCGATTTATCCCATTTAGGGAAGAAAATCGTAGAATATCTCTTACAAAGGTAAGCTAAATCTCTGTCTGGGAATTTCTTATGTACTTCTTTGTACATAATGTGACCCTCAAAGAGAATTTGAGGCCTACCGTCAGCTAAAAACCCGTCTCTACCGGCAGCTTCCACCAATTGGACAGCTTTCAATAGGGCAGGTTCTAAACCTAAGCGAATAGCAAGGTCTTTAATCATTTCATTTGTTAGTTTATCCATAACTTATCAGTTTTAATGGTTCAATTTTAGTAACAAAAGTATTGCTTATAACCCATTTTTAGGATGTTTCGAGGTTCTATTATCATATATAACTTATAAAATAATGCAATATGGACAAGAAAAACGAGTGCCGTATATGTGGCAAGCCGATTAATTTAGAGGAATTTGATGAAACTCGAGAAATTCCTCAACTTATGGCAAGAAAACAAGTCTGTTTTCAATGTGCTTTCTGGTTTAATAGATTAGCTTATGATAAAGAGCTTGAGAAAGAGGGTAAAATTGCGGTAATTACTCCCGATTATTCCCATTGGATAACTAGAATACCGGGAAGTATTTTAATGGTACCTTCTGCTTTTGGGGGAATTTACCAAACTAAACTCCAACCAGTCAACACTCTTGGTGTTATAGATGAAGATAAAGAGAAACTTTTCATCATCCGTTATAATAACATCACTCACCAAGGCACTATACCAGAACATCTAAGAGATGCTTTTAAAGTAAATGGAATATTTCTATCTCCACAGGAATACAAAATGCTAGAGGATTACCGGGGTAATGCCTATGAATTTATTAAAAATAAAATAGATAATGCAATAAACAAAGAATAATTTCGTATATTTGCATAAAGAAAATTTCTAAATAAAAATAGATATGAAAAAAGAAAAGAAAGAAGTAAAAAAGCTCAAAGAAGGTGATGAAGTTATCTTCGTACTATCAGGAAGACCCATCACAGAGAAAGTAACAGTAGAATCCATTGATAAGAAAGGTGGATTTGCAATGCTCAGTAACCGGGTAAAAGTTGCAAGAACTCTTGGTCCTGATAATACATATCCAAGATTGGATGGGCAAAAGGGAGAAGTTCTTCCTCTCACAGAAGAAAATGAAAGAATATTCCTTGCATACAAGGCTTATTTCTCGATTAAGAGAAATATAGAATTACTTGATAAAGGGATGAGAAGTATGAAAGATTCGAAAGCTTTCGATATGATGATTGAATTTGATAAGAAACTTACCAAGATTATTAATAAATACTTCAAAGAACAATGATTACGGTATTAGCTATAATTTACTTGGTATGTTTGCCATTCACGGTATTCTTTGTAAAGGTTTGCTTAGATTATTTACCGTACACTCATAGGGTTCATTCCTTGATATTATTTATATCGGTATGGTTGGTATTACCTCTATTTCCGATTTACCTATTAACCAAGTACCTAAAACATAAGTTGCTATGAGATTCTTTTTTGATAGACACGGTGATTATGCTGGGACATCAATGCAAGGGTGGGAGATAATTCTCCTACTCTTATTCCCAATTACATTAATAATCTTCTTCGTATTCTTACCTTTCTTCATATTATATAAGTATGATTCTAGAGAAGAAGATAAAAAATACGAAGAAGAACATCCAGAAATACTAAAAGCAGATTCTTATATTACCTGCTGGTATCCATGGCATAGGTATTCTGTTGCATATACACTGGCTCTTATATTCTGGGTAATTGCTTTTATAATTGGGATATTATCTTGATCTCAATATAAGTCTTAGGTTGGAACTACCCAATAAAAGTTCAAATCTAATGGATATTTTTTAGTGGGGTTAAACCTACTGGAGAGTATAGGAGTATCACTGCTAGCAGAGGGAGTTGAAACTTTTGTAAGAGTATAGGAACCCAATCCAGTTGTTTTTGTTGTAAAGTATGAATTACTTGGTAAATTGTAGTTAGGACTAAAAGCATTACCATTCTTATCGAGGCAGGACCAAGACAACATTTCGAAATTTCCCGGGTACAGGTTAGCAATATAGACATTAATAGCATATCTATTTTGATTTACTATCCAATTCTTATTATCTCTGTTACCATCAGCCATAGATCCACCTTCGCCACTAATATTGGTAGTAACCTTAAAAAAAGCACTCGTGTCTACTCCATTGATGGTTATAGGATTAAAACGTATTTCCCAGTATTCTTTTTTTTCAGGAGTAGTAAGGTGTAGATTTATTTTATTACCAGATTCATTTTGTGTAAGTACACAAAGCCCAGAAGTACCGTCAGTTTGTGCAGTAATCTGAATCTCATTGTTACTCTTGTCTTCCTCCAGAACATAGTCCGGGGTATTGATGCTAGCAGTATATCCAACCCCAATAACTCCGGACATTTTACCATTTACATACTTACTCTTTTGAGATTGGATAGTCCATCTCTCAGAGCTTCCCTGTCTTATTTCTGCATATACATCTTGGGTAGATCTCCCCCCTAATTTAAGAACTTTATTTTCCATAATGTATAATGTTTTTAGATTGATACTGTTCCTCCTGCACTTGGTACTATAAATGACCCCTTGTCTATCCAGGTAGCACCTGATTTAGTATATACAGCTACTTTATCTCCAGTAGTACATTCTATTCGAGAACCAGGTTCTGAGTCATTGGCATAGAATGGAATCTTCATAGTAGCAGTACCAGTTGCTGAGAGACCTTGTATATACATCTGACTTGAAGATGATGTATTCTGTGGCCTAGCTCCCCTGCCAAAGAGATAGTAGCCTGTACCTGTGGGCAATCCAGAGAGAGTGAATGTTGAAGCCTTTTGTGGCTTCTGAGTTACTGGTATACTAAGGTTAGCATCCCCACAGGTTAAGAAGATATGCCCTGAACGGTTAGTTCCAGTATTATTATTCGATAAAGCAGTCAGTGATAACATGTAATGGTTCTCAAGAGTACCCACTTTGGAAACGGATACTGCGCACCAATCGGGAGCACTACCCACATGGGGAGTTTCTGGCTTTTTAGACCCATCACTACCCTTTAAATAGGCCATCACAGTGATTTGAGCAGTATTATATTTATCACTACCTAAAGGCAATGTGTTTGAAACCATTTCTATGTATCCACTATAGGTTACACCAGGTTCCTGAGTTACTGTGAGATTGATTTTGTTATTAGACTCATTTTGGGTAAATGTCAGAGTAGTAGACCTTGAGGACCCAGTATTTTCTGAATAGTTAATTTTTACATCTAAGTAACCATCTCCAACGGTAACTCCTCCCCAAATAGCCCAACTTACGGAGGCTGAGCCCAAAGTACAAGAGGTTGTAGAGGTTGAAACTACTTTGCCATTTACCAGTTTCCTTTTGAGGGGAGTGATACGGTAGGTTACAGTACCACCTTTTGAAGATACAGTATCTGTACCTGTATCTGTAATTGCACGTGCTAGTTTGAATAATGTTTTTTCTTCCATATCTTTATAAGTTTTGGTTTATAGAAAGAACTTTGATATTGTAATCTACCAGAGGGATAAGGTGGATGAGAGCCAGGGATGTTTTATTCTCTGGCTTCTTTGTGTGTTATGTGGTCATGTGTGGTGTGGGATATCTTGGCATGCCCTTAATGCGAAAGCTTCGAAAGTTGTGGTACTAAAATGCGTATTTGCCTTCAAGGTACCTCTTATAGCGAAAGCCTAAAATTTCCTGGTACTAAATGGGGCGTACGGTTACGTTAAATTTAACATTTGTAAATAAAAAGTAAGGGACAAAGATTTTTATTTGTCCCTTTGCTTTCTAATTATCTACTAAATGATTATTTAAATTTTCTTCAAATTGTTCATTTAAACAATAACATAAGTATAGTAAAAAAGTTTTAAAAGAAAATTTTTTATAAATTGTATATTCAACTTCATTTAAATAGTTCTTGCTTATTTGTTCAATCAATCGAAATTGCTCTGCATTAATTAATTGAAAAGTTTGCACGTCAATAATAGTAGATATTATTCTATGATTTGACTTTAAAAGAATATAAACTACATATAAAGCACTAACAAAAACAGCTAATAAGATAACAAACAAAATTAATAACATAATAATTTTTATTTTTTATAGAGTAGGGAAATATTTCCCTACTCTGATTTTCTTTTATTTCAAAAAGTTTTTCACGATTTCGAGACCTTTTATCAATATCGCTTTCTTTTCTTCTTTTGTATTCTCACTTGCAATTGAATTAAATGAAAAATCATTTAAAACATAGACTTGTTTATAAAAGTCTATAAAACCCTCAATTAGTTTTTTATCTGCATTGGTTGCAATTGTTGAAAGAAAATTGAAAGTTACGTTTCTGAACTTTTTGCGTAACGATTTGATTTGTTTTTCGGTTGCACCCTCAAAAAGTTCTTTTTTGTAAATTTCAGTTTTTGTTCCTAAAGCCGTTTTAAAAAGTCCCGCGTTTTTTTCTTTTACAGACTTTAAAACGTCTAAAGCAATTAGACTATTTGCTTTGCTGTTTGCTACTGCTTTTTCTACACTCACTTTATTTACTTTTGTTGTCATAATAAAAACGCTTGAATATTTTATTATTATTATTTTATAACCTTTTTGATAGATATTCAAGACTTATTAAACTATCTAATAAGGTTTGTTTCATTTCTGTATTGCAAATATAAGAACTATTTTTTAATCTACAAAATTTTTAGAAAATTATTTTCTTAAAAAGTTTTAATTAAAAATTCATTCAAATATCGCTTTGTTTTTCTCACATTGCAAAGATACGAACTTTATTTTAATCTACAAACATTTTCAAGAAAAATTTTTGAGAAAATGAATAATTTTATTTTCAAAATTATTTTTGTGAAAAATTCATAAAATAGAAAATATTGTGCACTTAATATTTGCACTTAATTTTGGGGGTTCACAAGGGTAATCTTCGTACGCCTTGTAGTGGGCATATATGATATGTATATGGAATAATCCTATATGGCTTATGCCTGTCCTCTTGAGAGTGTATTATATACCTGTATATTGAAGGCCCTTAATGGACTAAGGTGATAAAGAATTAAGGCCGATTAGCTATATCCATATTATTGCCATCTATAAACCTATTAGGTCCTAATTCAATAAGGCCATATAGGGACTATGGTAAGCCTATAGAGATTAGGATAGCCTATAAGGGCTTACTAAGTTAGCGTAAGTAAAAACCCAGAACCTAAGTTAGGCCTGGGTTAATTGGTTAGTATTCGCAAAATTCTCGTTCAAGGTAAATGTTGAAATCCTTGAAAAGTTTTATACCGGGTATAGGACCATCATTTTTGTCCCAAATCTCGAATTCGATAAATTGGGTCTCATAGCCTTCTATATCTGAAATAGAGAGAAGATAGTTCTGGCTTGGGTCAAATTCTTCAAGGAAAACCTCGATAGTAGCCTTAATCCTAATAGGTTGAGTATTAGTAATGCCTTGTACGATTTGTGTTAATCGGTTTGATAATTCTTTAGTGTTCATAGGTAAGTGAGTTTTAAGTGATTATTATTTTATTTATCTGATGCAAATATAGATATTATATTTTAATTATGCAATAACCCTAATTGCCTTCGTAGGTTATTAAGGGCCTTGAATTATATTTACCTTTATCCTCGGGGCCATGAATGGAGATTGCCATTTACCTTCCCTACCTATAACTAATATATTATATAATACCTAATGGCTCTAGGCAATCTAGGTACCCCTAAATCACAAAATTGTCCTAGAGCTTTACAAATAATGCTAATATAAATACTAAGCAAATAAATTACAGAGTTACTAGGAATATTACCTAAATATGCCCCTTGAAGGCCTTAAATCCTATAAACCATTTAGCCCTAAAACCTAATATCCTATTTACCTAATCCCCAACCCAATACTTATTATATAATACATAATATAATAACTTGGTGAAGGTAATCAAGGTAAATTGTGATGGCCATTAATCGACGATGTACTAAAGCTATACTACCTACATACATAGAAGCTACATAACATATCTGTATTATATAATCCCCTACCTTCGAATTACCTTGAATGCAATCTATTATATAATACATATCAAGGGTACTCAAGGCAATCTGATTTAGAGGCCATTAATGGTCGGATTTATTTGCCTTTTTAGGCCTTTTTGAGTTTGCCTTTAAAGTGTGTAGTAGAGCTATATGGTATAGTGGCTATATAGTGAGTTGAGTGGCTTTGTATAGTAGAGGGGTTATCACTTGCCTTGTTTGCCTAAATCCCCAAAACCCCCGGCGAGGTACCTTGATATGTATTAGGATATATTGATTATGTATGTAGTATAATAAGGGGTATATGTGTATTAGGTATTTTATTATATGTACCTTAGTTAGGATGGTAGCTTAGTTAGGCTCTATATGATTTTCTTTTTATTTTTGTGTTGGGTAGGGGAGTATTGGGTTATAGGTGGGTTAGTATAATCCTATATGTGTAGGATACTAAGATTAGTGATGAGGTGTATAGGGTTAGGATTAGGATTTGTGATATTATATACCTTATTTTGTTTGTTGGGTGGGTGTACTTGTGGGCTTGGTATATTTTCTCATTTCGTATGAGGGTTAGGATGGTGACTACGGATAGGATTATTCGGATTATGTGATAGAGGATGTTCATGGTAGTGATATTATATCGATTATGGTTATATCTCTTAGTGGGATTTGCAATATTTCTCTTATCTGTAATCTTATGTGTTCGGAGTGGAGGTGGTTGTTGTTTATCTCTTGGTTGGGGTACCTTAGGTATGGGTTAAGTTCCTCAGTTCTGTATGGGATTACCATTTCCTCTGTGAACCCATCTGTGTATTCTTTAGTGTGACCTGGTACCTCGAAAGATACCAGGAATTTTCCTTTGGTTAGCATGGCTTTATCTCATTGGTTAGTATTCGGATATCGGTATATTGATTCATGTATTCTCTTTCTGAGGATATATCTAAGCATTTACATGCTATATAGTGACCGTACATTGATATACCTGATTTATAGCCTTGGTCATCGTTCATGAAGTGGGCTAAGCCTTTCCTATTGATTTCGATTACTGGATAAGGAGGTTCTCCATTGGTTGCTTCCTTATCGAAAGTAGCAAAGTCATAAGTATCTATATCATCGGTCATGGTAGAGAATATTTCTATAAGCCAAGTAAAGTCCTCTAGAGGTACTCTGTCTAGCCATTCCCATCCGATTGGGTATTGGTTTACTGTTATTGTTAGTTTCATGATGTTAATTGAGTTGAGGGTTAAACATTTGTTTTGGTTGGCCTAATAGGCAGCAATGAGGATAACCTGCTTCATCGAGGATTCCCAGTATAAGATATCGATTGGTATCTCTGGGAATTTCGAAATAGAAAGCTGGTTTCATGTCGCCATCTATAAATGTAAAAACTATCTGAGTGTTTTCTAGTAACCCATTTAGTTGTACATGAGAAAGGTAGTTATAAATAGCTTCCCTTTGATTTCTTGGGTTTTTATCCCATGAGATGAGCATATCGTCATACCAATTTGGATTATCGCATAGCTTTTTAAGTTGTTGTTGAATATACGGTGTCATGATTTGAAGTAATAATATAAGTCCTCGATTAGTTTATCCTGTTCTTCCCATATAGTATCTGATACTACGTATTCTGATACGAAATAGTTATAGAAAGGCCCAAATAGTATTTTTAATACTATGTCCTTGAGTTCGATATTGAGTTGTTCCTCTTCTTCGGTAGAACTGGGTTTGATTGCCTGAAGTTCTGCCTTATAGGATTCCATTACGGAATCCTTTAGGGTTTGAATATATTCTGGGTTAGTTTCCTTGAGAATACTTAATTGTGATTTGAGTTCTTTACTTATCATTGGGCTTAGCGATTATGGATATGAATCCTTGTGGATATTGAGTATAAAATAATTGGTAGTTCCCTGTGGGCAAGAAGACTTGCATTATGTTTGCAAGTAATGGGTAGATTTTCCATTGGTTTTCCTCTAGAAACTTGTCCCAGGCTTCTGATTCTTCGGGATAATTTCCAGAAAGTTGAATGTGATATTCCTTTTGTTCCGGAATAAATAAATTGGTTACTACTTGGATTTCGTCCGATTCCTTTTTGTATTGAGTAATAGGATACCAGATGCCTTCGGTTTTCCATTTATTGAGCTGGAACAGAGACATGCCCTGTTCCAGTACGTTGAGTAATTTATATAAGTTTACCATAGTGATTATTTATTTAGTTGGTTAAATAATTCTGATACTGCAAGTTGTTGGAAGATTTCTGTTTCCCTGTGGTCTGATTCCCATTTTTCGATAGCATTATAAATGCTGGTATATTGGGATATCATGTCCTCATCTTGTTCATCGTCTTGGATAAATTCCCGGAGATGTTTTTTGAGTCCGGTTATGATATAATCCTGATGTTCTGGGGTTAATTGAAGGATTCCGAATAAGATAGCCTCTACCTGTGCGGGTGAATAATCATAATATTGGTCGTCGGCACCCTTTGTTAAGTCCATGTGAGAAATAATGTTTTCCCGGAGATTTTCGAAGAGAACTTCCTCTGAAGCATATGTGATGATATATCCTGAGATATAAGCAGCAAAAGGTTCATCCTCTAAGTCGATTGAGTAAACCTGGATATTGGTAGCTTCCTTGTTAATATAAAGACCATCGCTGTAATCATAAGTATAAATGGGGTGGGAAGCAAGCAGTTCCCGGATGGCCTCTAAATTTTTTAATTCTTTCATAACGTGTCTATATTAAAATTATTTGAGAAATATTTCTCATTGCAAATATACAAAATTATTTCTAAACTTGTTTTTATAACTACTTTTATTTTTATAAATAGGGAGGTTCTGGGAGGTATTTTGAGTGCCTCCCAGAGGGTTTTGTTAATATTGCCCTGTCATAGTAATGATAATGAAAAGGGATTCATCATTGAAATGTACCTGGATAGTATCTCCATATGAGTTTGACATGTAATGATGATTAGGGTTAAGTTCTTTTAATGGGTGATGTTCATCCCAATGAGAATTAATGAATTCTATCACGTATTGTTCAAAAGCATCGGATTCTCTGCAGTAGGTTTCTACCTTTTCGTCATCGTCTATAGGATACTCCCGGAATTGGAGATTGAGAGTTCCCATGTATGATTCATCCGGATTTGAGATTTCGTTAACTGATTGAGCAGTGTAACCAAAAGCATCAAGAGTTCCATCAAAGTAACCCATAATGTGATTTGAGATTTCGTTAATAGTTGTCATAAGAAATAAGTTTTGTGACCCTGTTCGAGGTCGGTTAATAATTATATTTATTTTTCTCTTATGCAAATATAGAAATAATATTTTAAATATGCAATATATGCAATAATTAAGGGAGCCCAGATGTTGGTGTTTCTGAACTCCCTGAGGATATATTAACTGGTTAGGGATTAGTATAATTCATCGGCCAGCATTGGTTCCTTGGGCTTATTTAATTTCTCTTTAGAACGTCTTGTAGCCCAATTCTCGTAGGGTTTGTAACTGAAGGTACGTGTTGTTTCATCGTATGCAGCATATACCATTTGTTTACGGGATATTCTCCTCCCGTAAGTTTTCTTAAGATTAGCAAACCAATCTAGATACTCCTGTAAAGAGTTAAAGATTTCTTTGTGTCCCTCTAAATCATTCTTAGGACGGGTCTTCCATGTTGCTTCTATATAGCATTGGTGTAGGGTAATTGAAATAAAGTATCTGCACCAGCTACCACCAAAGATAGTGCCCGTGGAGAATTCTATCTCCCGAGCAACTAATGGACTAACGTTATACTTTGTCATGCGATTGAGAAATTAAGTTGGAAAATCCAGTTGTTTCTATCGAGTTGATTGAATGATATGAACCTCCCATCGTTATCGGTAAATTCATTCATGAATTGAACTGCAGCAGATGCTAATTGCCCCTTATAGGGATTAGTATCGGCAGTTATTATTGATTCGAAAATGAAAGAATAATAGGTAGTATCATAGATTTGTACCTGATTAATATCCAAGCAATTGAGTTTGTAATCATCCTCTAGTTTGATTAAGAGTCCCATTAGGAAATTAAGAAGACTACCCTGTTCATCAGAGTCAAGTTCAAATGTAGATTTCTTTTCTAAGAAATTGCGAACTACCTTAGTTAGTTCGTCTGCTTGATTGTAAGTTACTGAGTTCGTTTTCATATTTTTGTCTATTTTTAAAATGATATGCAAATATAAGCATTTTTATTTTTATAGAAAAATATATCTATTTTATTTTTAAGGAGGCTGAGGATGTGTATACGCTAAGAAAGGCAGTGGATTAGACTGCCTTTCAATTATTAAGGTAATTGGGGAGTTAGCAAATATAGAGCCTCTCTTATAATTGAACTCTCCATAGGTTCTAAAGAGGGTTCCTTGTTCATTAGTCCACCTTTCTTCTTTTCGTTTTCAAATACTTCATGTATGGCTTGCTTTAGTTTAGTAGCTAATACCTCTGATAACTCCTGAGATTTAAGAGAGATAAGTAACCCTTTTCGTATTTTCTCAATATCTTGGTCATTCTCAGTAATGGGTTTTGCTTCTACTAATTCTTGTATACCCGAGGAATATTCATCTAACCGTTCATATCCCAAATGTTGTAGGTCATTAATGAAGATACTGAATTCATCGTAAGTAAGTCTAGTATCAAAACCTACTCCATGATATAGTTGTACTAAAGGTGTAAGGATTCTCCTCAATGTATTGAAATCCTTTAGGTGGTCTAATTTTATTCCTGATTCGAGAGGTATTTTATATACCTTTTCACCCTTCAGTACTACTAGCAGAACCATTAGTCTTGGTGGTAGTCTTTTCTCGTTCATAAGCAAGTTTTTGTATTATAAGTTGTACATAGGTATTCCTTTCCTTATAGATGAACATTACCGAGAGAAGTATCTCATGTTTCGGTAATATCATCTGTATGAAATTGCCTGGAGCAATCACTGTAGCTACTACTGGAGAATCTTCCTGAGAGAAATTCTCCAGTATCATTTCTGCCCTCTTAATTGGTTCTGGCTTTGTTGGGTCCAAAGTTAGGACTGGAGCAGTTATACATTCCTTGATGCCCTGTGTTAAGGCATTATATAACCATTCATCTTTTATATCCTCTACTTGGAGGTTTTTCATTGTAATCATATCCTAAACCTATTTAAAGTCCATACACCCAGGATATTAGAGAATACCCATAGTTCCCAGTTTTTATAAAAGTTATAGGGTTTACTGAACTGGGATGTTTGAAATACTACCTGGCTTGGTGTTCTAGATAACATTTCTGCATGGCAAGTTAATACTCCAGAAGATAGTTGAGCTTTAAAAGCTCTGATGATATCTTCATCACTTTTAGTCTCTACTGAGGTAAGTAATTTAATAAATTCTACCTCTACACCTTCCGACATTTTAACCTTTCGGAAAGCAAATTTCTCTTTATTCTCCATTTTGTTGATATTTAGATAAGAACTCTTGAGCTAGTTCATCTTGAGTTCTTTCGATTATGTTCTTTACTATTGTTTTATTTTCTACTCTAGCCCACATATATAGCATGCCCAATTGAGCATCCATATAGCAATCTATAAGAGAGGGGTCCTTTCTAAATACGTCCCATTGTTTTACGAAATTGGTTCGAACCAAATCCCTATAACCCTGGTCTGATATACCTTCTTGGTCTATATAAGCAGATACCCTTTTTCTTACTTCTAAAAGGATTTTCTCTAAGCTTTCCGGTAATCTAAAATTTTCGGGTAAACTATGATATACCAAATTATTCGGTATTAATTCCTCAAAAGTAAACTGATTATCGAATAGTTTCTTTGGGTATCTACCTGAAAATATCAATGGTAGCTTATACCTTAGCAACGAAGGTACTACGTCGTATATAGCATAATGTTTCCGATATTCCTGATAGACATCGAAATATAGATTCTCATCGAATATACCAGATTTCCTCATTATTGCCTGTAAAGTATTATAAGCAGCATTGATATGAGTATTACTCAATTTGAATACTAAGTTGCCATTTTTAAGGGCAATGAGTTCACTACAGCATCTCTTTCGTTTAAATAAGTTCATGTGATTAAAATGTAAAGTCAATGTATATTTTCCTTGTTCCCTTGAGAAATTTTTCGTGATTTGAGTCATCATACTTATGGCAAGCATAAGTCTTAGATGATTTATCATAATGGTCTCTTACCCATACTGGAGCAGTATCAGTTGGTTTTAATTTAAAGTATGTACCCTGATTAACCTTGTTAACCTGAGTCTCTTTGTAAGATGTCTTTGGTAGTTCCATATTTTTGTCTATTTTTAAAATGATATGCAAATATAATTCTTTCTTTTTAAATATGCAATATCCGGATATAACTATGGAAGCTTACTATTTCGGAGGAATTGAGATGCAAATGAGCCGTCCTCTTTCTCTTCTTCCTCAAAGTCTTCATATTGGTATAACTCTGGGTCTTCTTCGTCTGGGTCTATACGCATTTCGATTTCTCTACGTAGTTCATGATGTTCTTTAGAGAATGAAGACATAGCTCCCTTATAATCATCAGTAATTTGCATTAACTCTGCTTTATTAAGGTTAAGACCCTCTTTACTTGTATCTACTCCTTCTTGTTTAGTAGCAACTACTTCAGGTAGAGACTTAATGTCATACCTATCCTCCAATAGTTTAGCCTCTTCTGGTTTATCTAATACCCTTTGTGATTCCAATACGATTTGACGTGCCTCTTCAACGGTGATTGCATTTTGCTGTGTTACGTTGTTCTGTTGATTAAATTGGGCAAAGATATTTGTAGTACTTCCTCCAGTAAGATTACGTACTATTGATTGCAGAGATGTAGAGGATTCAAGCTTTAATTTAAGGGCCTTTCCCAGCTCGGCAGATATAAACGGTACGTATTTCCCTCCCTGAGATTCTCTTAGGATATTAACCTGATGGGCTATTTCCATACGGTCTTCCAAAGCCCATGCTAGTTGTTCTCCCATTAATGCTTGTAGTAAATCTTCTGCCTTTTCTTTATCCCATATTCTAGAGCTTAATAGCCTATCTCTCATAAATACCCGTATGTAATTGATATCTATACCCATACGATATGAGAATGTATTTATGTCGTATGTGATACCACATAATACACCATTTCCCATTAGCCATTGATTGATGATATAATTATGTATCTTTATCAGAAGTTCATCATTTGGGTTCTTCTGATATTCTAATGCCATTGCAGTAGTCCCCATAGGTCTTGGGAATCTTACCATTTTATTTTCCTTTTCTGACATACAAATGAGATTTTCTGATATCGGAACTTTCATCATAACCCATATACTCTAAATCGAACCTTACATACAGATTCAAAGATAGGTTATAGAAATATCCCTTATATTTTTTCTTACTTACTGATAAATTAAAAGGTTCACCAGAGATTAGGTCCCTGGTGAATACTAAATTACCTTTCCCAGTGATGGGAATATTAAGGCAAAGTTTATAATCTCCTACCTTAAATTTATTCCCATGCAGGTCTGTGATTTCCCTTGCCATAGTTTGCCTTTTTATGGTTCGTAGGTTTTTTGTCTTGTTTACTACGGTTATTGGTTATCCCCTTTTGCTCTTCGATTAATTTCTGAACCTTTGGGAATAACCTTTGCCTTAAAGGAACTACCTGAGTAGCGAAAAAGGCATTCCATAATTTCTGAGTTAATGGTTCTCCTATTTTAAGTTCTGAGATTGCCCAGAATTTAGTTTCGAAATTCTTAACTATTTCCCTAAATCGGTAGTAGTATATATTGCCAGTCTTTTTATCTATCCCAATTGTGGTAGTTTGGCAATAATCTAGAAATTCTTTACCTAATTCGGATATAAACTCTTCCCTTTTAAAGTCATAATTCTCTTGGTCGAGTTTAAATAATTTTACGTAATCGATTGCTTCCATATAGATTTAGTTTGTGATTATTAAACGAGGTATACTTTCATCTGTAATCTGAAATAAGTACCCTCTTACATCATCCTCATAATAAGAGGACCAATATGTTCTTCTAACTCGGAAATTATCAAGGATTGCCCCTTTGGGTACCCCAGTAATAAATAAGCAATGCTTAGGCATCATTGGAGTAATCTCAAATTTCCCATCCTTGAAATTACCATGGGTACCATAGTCGGGCATATTACCAGTAAACCCAGTATTCTGTAATACATCCCGAACCAGAGTAGTTTGGGGTATTTCCTTTTGGTTACATTCTATGGTTAACTTAGATTTGCCTATATATAGGTCTTTAACTATTTCTCTAAACATTTGTATACGATTATATGGGTAATACCATTTTTCTTGAAGTAAAGGTTATTCTGTGAACGTTCCTCTAACTTCTTTAATTCTCTTCGAGATTCAGTACAAATTCTATCAGATTTCCTTAATATATCTGATACATTATCCCAGATGGGTGCCATTGGTTCTACTGGCCCTGCATAGATAACCTTATGTTTAGTTTCTATTTGGGGATATTTAGATTTATACTGATATTTGCCTTTGCAATAAAGTACGTTATACTTTTCGGGTTCGTTTCTTTTTTCGTTTTCCATTTTTATTAGGATTAATGTAATCGGATATTTCATCAAGTTGCCCTAAAAGCAATGCCTGAATGAAAAGGTTTATAGGCCTGAAAAAGAAATTCCTTACGTTATCAGTATTTATATACCAATCGTAAACGATAAAGAACTTCTTAATCTTGGAGTGCTTAAGTGAATGTTGGATTAGATAGGACTTACAACATCGTTTATGTAATTCTACCAATTCTTTGTCCTGCTTAAGCATCTCTTTATCAGAGAAGATAGTGTAATCCATTTTGTATGAATTGAGATGCCCAGGTAATTATCCCGGGCACCTGGTTAATAAAGGTTTATGCAACTTGTTCTGGTTTGAGGACCTTCTTTTTAAAGTCCTCGTATGCTTTAGCAGCAGCCTTGAATTCCTTGGAGTTCTGGTCCTTGATACGAGCCATTGCAAGTTCCAATCGATGGAGTTCGTTTCGAGTTTGTTGTCTCCATTTCTTCCGAGCAAGAGTATCAACTACATCGGCAGGATATACGTATTTAACTTCCCGATTAGAAATTACCTGTTCGATGATGGATGGTTTTTGTTGTTCCTTAACTTCCTTGACAACCTGTTCCTTTTTGGAAGTTTTGGTTTTAGGAGAGAGTTCTACCAATTTGGCATTGGCAAAATTAGTGGCAGCTTCTTGAGCATCTTTTACCAATTCCTTTTTAGTCTTTTTGGCCTTAGGAGCAGAAGCCTTAGCAGTCTTAGAATTTTTAATTCCTTCAAGTTGTTCGGCAACCTTAGTTGCAACCAGGTTAGTAACCTTTGTTTCATTCTTTTTCATAACGTCTATATTTAAAATGTTAGTAAAATGATTAATTTCTTTTTCTGATACAAATATAAGAACTTTATTTTAAATAGAAAAATTTTATTTGAATTCTTTTCTATTTGCTCGGGTTAATCGGCTAGGAAGTCGAAGATTTCTGGAGGATAGTTAATTTCATCCTCTGGGTCATTTATGTAATCTTCGTAATCCTCGTTATATTTATCGTAAATGTTATCTTGTGATGTATTGGGTACCCTTGTACATCTTTCAGGATATTTCTTTACGAAGTCATAGGCTTCTTGAGTGGTCATTACCTTGTCTGAGGTAAATTCGTAGGTTACATAAGAATAAGTTTCACCCAATCTAGAAACTTCATATTGCTGGTATCCAGATTTCTCAATCTTATAGATTTGATTTTCTGGAATCGTTTCTATTTCTACCCTATATTTATACCATTGCTTCTTCTCTTCTTTTGGTTTAATGCCCATGCTATCTTGAAGAGAGATTAACTTGGTTATTGGACTTTCAAAACGAGAAGGAGCAGTGCTCACTTCTACTTGATGAGTTCTATTCTCACCAATAAAGTAAATCACTGCCCCCAAGGTTACCAGGCCCAATATGAATTTAGTTTCTGAGTTCATAACCTGTAGTTTCGAATTTATTTTTAATGTTCTTTGCAAGGTATTTACCTTTTGATTCTGCTTGATGTAAACCGTTGCAGATTTCATAAGGTACATCATCATAGCGATAAACTCGATTACCTTTAAAAGCAACCCAAAGTTGTTTCTTCTTTGAGTCATAACCAAAGCCCTCAATATTAGAGGATTCGCAGGGAATCATTTCGACTCCGGTGTTCATTTCTACTGATTCTAAGTATTCGTTCTTTTCCATGTCTATATTAAAATTTTAAAAGTGTTAGTTCTGAGTGGAATTTGAGATTTGCCCTTTGGAAGATTGCCCAGGTACCAAGTACTCCCTGAGAATTAGTATGTACCCATTCATCTTCCATTCTGAATAATATGTGAGAGCATACCAGCATTTGGTATTCACTTAGCATATTTATCAGTTGAGGAGTATTCTCGATTTCCACGTATAATTCAATGTGCTCATCTAGTGCTCGAATTATTTCGTCATCCTCAATCTGAAGGAGTTTTTTGATTAAGTCTTGGGCAATATCATTCCCATTTTTAACATCCTCTTTGATTGAGTTGAGTGATTCAATCTGAATACCAGCAATGAGCTTTACGATGTCTTTTGTTTCCTTGTCCATAATTAAATTTTCTTTATGCAAATATACTAAAATTATTTTATATAAAATACTCTTTTAATAAATACGGAGGTAAGTGTTAGCGGTTCTTGATTTCCTCTATCTTTTCCTTGATTGAGTCGGGGAAGATAGCATCATCTACCCATCGCATAAAGAATTTAGAAGGCTTCTTTTCTGGGTTGAGAAGTAATTGTCTTTGCTCTGTAGAGAACTTAATACGTTCATCTTCCCTCATATACTTGGGAAGTTTAGTGAATTCTGCTTGAGAGAAGGAGATTACGTTCTTACCAACTTGGGCCCTTAATGGTTTCTTCCTTTCCTTATAGAGATAGGGGATAATCTTTTTCGAAGGTCCCCCAAGGATGCTAAAACCAAAGATTACCATTGGGTCAAATTTATCTGCTTTTGGGTCCTTAGCCCGTTTGATACATCTTGCCATCCAAGAGAATGAATTGGGATATTGCTTATTGTCTGTTGCTTCTCCCACATCTTTTTTATTAAACTCAAATCCAGGAAAGTGAAATAGAAAATCTTCAGTAAGGATAAATACAAATCCCAATCCCCTAAGATATTTAATGATATCTTGTTGGCTTTTACCCTCTTCAATCATTTTCTCTACATCTGCAAGAATATCCTCCCTTGGTGATTCCAATTCCTTAGTTGTAGACCCTGCAGGTCTTCCTCTGCCCACATTGGGTGCCTTAGCAGGCAATGTACCAGATAACCTATCTAAGTATTCTTTGAAGTTATCAATATCTTGTTTATTAGTAAGAGTTACTTCTACTCTTATGGGACCATTATGCTGTACCTTTGGACCTGAATTCATCTCGGTATAGGCATCTACCAACCTATCGGATAATGGGGTACCATTCTCTGATAGTGTAGTGATTCTAAGTTTTGGTTTATATACTTCTTGTTCCATTTTCTACTTAATTAGAAAATAAAAGGCCTGAACAATTTTTATATTGCCAGGCCTTCTACCATTATTAACGAATACTCAAAAATATGATAAGTAAAAGTAAAAAGTGCTCTTATTAATCTTCTTCTTTAGCGGCCTTCTTTTTCTTCTTGTCTTTGGCCTTCTTATCTTTCTTATCGGAAGCCGGTTTATCTTTTACCTTTTCTTCCTTCTTTTTCTTAGTTTCCTTTTCCTCCTTAGGAGCCTTACCTGAAGCAAGTTTTCTTTGCTCCATACGGTATTTTTTCTTCTCAGCCGAAGTCATTTCTCTGCCATCGATGAGAGGATAATCGTATTTGGTAGCTGTTCTACCACCATTTCCTTTCTTTTCCTTTTTCTCTTTGGCAGCCTTCTTCTCAGCTTTTTCCTTCTTCTCTTTTTCCTGGAGTTTTACCAATTTCTTGTTGTTCTCTTGGTCAGCTTCAGGATAGGCAGCAGCAACTTTGTCTCTTTCCTTATTGAGCTTGTTTACAAGTTCGGTAACCTTTTTACCATGTTTCTTGTCTTTGGTCCAATCCTTAGTAGGGTCCAACTTGTTCTCTTTAAGGTAAGCATCCAAAGCTTTCTTAGCCTTTGTGAGTTCCGGAGTCTTGGATTCCGGTTTACTCTTCTTTTCGTCTTTCTTAGCCATTTTCATTTATATTAGGTGAATAATTGAATTTCCTATTTACATAATACCATAGTTATACCTTCCTAATTTGGGTTGGGATTTCTTTAATTTCTAGGATTTCTAAACTGCATTGTTTTAAAACTGCCTCGAGTTGAAGTATATCTTCTACCTCTTTCTGAGATAAGTCCGTAAAAGTTTGTTCAAAAGTTTCTTTCTGTTCCCCCCTTATAAAATTAAATTGGGCAACAATATAAGTCCCATGAAGTTTTTTATTCAGGGCTCCTTTAAGAGATATGAGTTTTCTTTTCAGATAATTACTCTTCAACCTATGTGATTGGTATTCGCCTTTCTTACCCTTACTAAGAGCTACCTTTTTAAGGTACGAAACATAATCTAATTCTCTGAGAGTTTGATTAATGTTTCCCACTAATAATCTTAAGTCTTTTTCCATTTGGGTCTTTGCATTACTTGGTTAGATACTTCCTGAGTTTCTTCTGATAGCATTTCTCTTGCCTCATTTATTATATTGAGGGCAAGTTCCCTTTCATCTGGTCCCAGGTTTAATTCTTTATCTTCTAGTGCATCAGTATAAGTATTTATTAGATTATCCAATGCAAGTATTCGAATGTTCTTTCGAATTGCTAATTTCTCTTCTTCCATGGGTATAAAAAATTAAAGCCCACTACCTTCACAGGCAATGAGCTTTTGGCTGAACAACGTCCTAAGTGTAGATGTTATTCATATGAACTTAAACTCTAAATTTATATAGCAGACATATGGGATAGTAGTTAGTAAGTTAGAGTTTAATCTTCTGATTCTTCCTCTTCTTCTTCCTTAGCCTTTTTGTTTTTCGGAGAACAAATAACGCCATGTCCTTTCTTAGACTTAACGGTAAGAGTTCCCGGAACGAATGAAACTGAAGTTGATACCGGTTTGCCATCCGTAACCAATACAGAAGTAACCACTACACCCTGATAGCCTTCCTTGTTCTTAACGGCATAACCAAAGTTCATTACCTTGGATTTGTCGTTAATGGCAATAACGTCGATTTGCTTGCTGTTAGGGCGTTGTTCAGCCGGCCGATTCTTGAGTGCCTCTTGACGAGCTTTACGTTTAGCTTCTTTTTCGGGGTCTTTTTCCTTATCCCCTTTCTTCTTGGAGTCTGATTTCTTTGTTGCCATAATTTTTAATGTTTTATAAGTTAATGGTTATTATAAGTAAACTTCTACGTTTATTAATAGTTGATAGTAAAGGTAGGGAAATTTCCCTACCTTCTTTTAAACCTTGAATACGGTTACCAGATTACTTTTTCCCTTTCTTGCCCTTACCTTTGGCTTCTTTCTTTGCCGGCAATTTGAGACCGAGTTCTTTGGCAATTGCTTTACGGAGTTTTTCGACTTCGTCTTCATCGTAATCGTCTGGGTCAGTTTCAAGATCTTTGTCGTCGCAGACATCCTCAAGTTCTTCGAAGTCCATTTCGGCAAGTTCTTCACCGGTCAGTTCTTCCTCTTCTTCTTCTTCCTCTTCGGAATCATCATCATCATCATCATCATCATCATCTTCCTCATCGTCATCATCCGATTCCTCTTCTTCTTCTTCCTCTTCGGAATCATCATCATCGTCTGATTCTTCCTCTTCCTCTTCTTCCTCGTCATCGGATTCAGAACCAAAAAGGTCTTCGGCTTCTTCGGCAGAAAGCATGATAGGAGCAGGGATAATCTTTACTGAGCCGTCTTCGTACTTAATGATGATTGCACCATTGATTTCTGTTCTGGAAACTTCTTTCAGTTCCACTTCTTTTTTCTTCTTAGCCATTTTCGTAATGTTTAAGTTGGTTAATAATTTATTTATATCACTCTGTTATAAGTTTCTTTACCAGTATGGATTTCTGAGTATACCCAGATTTTACTAATTCCTCCTGAGCAATATTGAATTGTTTTATCTCATCTAGAGTTGTCTTTAATTCTAATTGAGATTCAATTGTTATTGCCTGAGAGGCAAGTTCCTTGTCACCTTGATAAGTGACTATCTTAAACTTCTTACCTGCAAATGGGTTTGCTGGTTGATGTGCTGTGATTTTAAAACCTTCATTATTATTCATTGCTGCTATATTTAATTTTAGTTATCCCAGGAATACCCACCTTCCCAAATACTTCGGTATAGGATTTGTATTTCCCTTTTATCATTGTTTTATAGTTATCGGATAATCGAATTGGGTAGACCCATATTTTATTTTCTATCATCCTATTTGTCATTATATAAGCATAAGACCTTCTAAGTTTAATACTCTCTAATGGAACAAACCCTTGAAATAATAGAGACTTCTTAATAAACCTTTCTTTGGGCAAATACCCTAAAAATTTAAGTGATGCCTCATCGAATATTTCAAGCATATCCCTTTGTGCTTTGATAAATAGTACCTTTTGTATTGGGATGTTCATCTTCTTTCTTAAATATAAAGCCAATGAACTTACCAATGGAGGATACTGCAGGAATAACAGATTGAATTTATTTTTCTCCTCTTGACTCAGCCTGTTGTAAATCCTGTAGGATAGCAAGATTGATTTGTAATCTCTTTTGCCTTGTATACTTGGGAGATATGCCTTGCCGTTGTCCATAGAGTTTGATTGAGTACCTTTCATTGAATTCCTTTTTTCCTTTAGACTTAAAGACTCGGTGCATTTGTACCATAAATCTTCTTCGTCGGTGTTTATCTATGTGATATTCATCGGGCATTATGAACTTCCTTGCTTTTACGAATTTACCCTTAAACCAGAATTTAGTACTACCCTTTTTAAGAAGTTTACCATTCATATCGGATAGTTCTCTAATGCCTTGTTTTATAAGTTTCCTCCCAGATATTATATGGATATACTGAAGAACATCTACACCATAAAGATAAACTAAGGTAACCTTTACTTGGTGTCTAGTAAAGTATGGTATACCGGTTAGATGTTTCCTATATAATTTCTTTTCAGTAACAATCTTATTGGTAGTATCTGGTCTCCAAGTCCATATATAATATCTATCTGGTCGTATGGGTCCGTTGTTACTTTCCTTTAGTTTTACCATTTATATTCCTCTTTGCCATTCTATACCAAAGATTGATAGATTTCTCATTTGCTTCGGGGAATTTCTTTTTCATTCTCCGAATAACTCTATCAAGTTCAAAACCTTTTGCAGTTAATTCGAATACATAAGATTTCTTTGTACCCTTGATAAGATTAAATTCATCCCTTTCTCTTGGTGGTTTCTTTTCTCGAGGTTTCTTTATCCCAGGAACTCGTTTGGTTCTTCTTTGCCCATTTTCCCCTTCTTCTCCGAGAAACCCAAGCCTTAATCTGGAATTTCTTAATGGGTCATCTTTCGAATACCCAATATTTTCTAATTGCTTATCCATCCAATCGTCATATTTATCAATTAACGATTTATCTGGCTTTTCTTCTGATACATTGATATAATGTAATAAGTCAAATACCCCAGCAGAACAAGCATCAGGGAAAGGCATCCCTAATATGATAGCCTTTCTCTTTAAATCCTTATAAGTCATGTTTCTCCCAGAAGCACCAAGGAAATTTGATTTCTCCTTGGATGGGGCTTTCATGTCTTTTCTACTCTTTTTTGCCATATCATCAATATTTTTAAATATTCATTTATTTTCTTTGCAAATATAAGAATAAATAATTTAATCTTATCTTATTTCTCTATTTATTTTTATAAAAATCCGAGGTTTTTGCTCGGTTCGCAGCAGTGGATTTAGGTTTTTTATGCTTTCTCTTGATATGTGTGTTATAAGCCATATCCAATTTCTTAATATTGAATTCTATGTTGTTCACTTGATTATAGTTTACTGCTTTTTCCACACAGCAACGGTACTCTGGCCAGAATTTTTGTCCAAGCTTAACAGATTCGGTTTTAATCATGAACTTAGATACCATAAAACCAAAGGTATCAGCATCATCTTTAGTTTTGAATACGTACATGTAAAATCTACTAAATTCATCTACTACTTCATCCAAAGGTCTTACTGGTAACAATAGATAACCATCGGTATATAGGTCCTCAGATATTAAAGCTACCCAATACTTTTTCTTTCCTGGTTTTACTTTATACCTAAACCTTTCATTGAGTTTAGTGTGCATCCAATCCGGTACCCTATTAAGTAGATATTTGATGTATATCTTATCTTTTTTATTCGACCGTCTTTTAAATGCAGAAGGCTGTTGTAGCATCCTTGGAAGTATTCTAAAGTTATTCCACCTATCAAATTCAAGAATTAATCTTAGAGTGTCTATGTCCCATTCATCCTCAGACTCCTTTAACCTCTTCATGTTTCTCTCTATATTTTTAGAGTTTACCTTTGGGAGTAATTGAGCTGAGTCTCCTGTGAATAAGCTTGCTTCTTTTCTCTTTAATCTTTTCTCTAAACATCCCTCCATATAATCTTGGAAATTCCTCTCACAGGGGCAATCTGGTCGAAAAATAGAAGTGTGTTTCTCAAAAAAATCCGAGAATAGCCTAAAGAATTTCTCTGACCGTTCCCGGATTTCAAGATACTTGTAATGAGATAACTTTAAAATTTCACCAGCTTCCCATGAAGATTTACTTTCTGATAGTTGAAGGAATAATGATTGTTGTTCTTTATCAATTAAACAACTCCAGGCTTTTTGTTGAGCTTCGTTCATAACATTAAATTCTTCTATATCTCATTATACTATCAATTGCTTCATTGGTTATCTGATTGGGGTCATATTCACCAGAATTAGCATAAAGTTTATCTGGATCATGGTTTAAATATACACTATAAATGACGTTGTCAAAAGGTAACCATACTTCCATTCTTCCCATTTCAGGGTATATAAGAACTTTTACTCTTTTACAAAGATGGTCAACCTCTAATACTGTAGCATCTACTCCCTCATAAGGATAACCCCGTAATACTAAGTAATCTCCAGGCTTTACATTGACTAAATCATCCACTGAAAACTTCTTATTCTCTCTAGCAATACGTTTAAATCGCCTTACTTCTTTTCTACTACAAGTAGCCACTAAAGAAAAATCATCAAAGTCTTCGGCATTGTCAATCCTTACCTTTTTCTTTCTTGGGTGCATTGTCTCGGTATTACGTAACCAAGTTCTGATACCAGATATATTCCTACGTAACTTATTAAGAAAGGGCCTTGAGAATGCTAATTTAGTGGGCATTCTCATAAAACCATAATTGAATAATACTGGTACTTCTTCGAATACCATCTTACCCTTTGTGGTTTTTCTTAATACGTTTACCATAGGAATAATTGCCTTGATTTGGTCATACCCCTTTTCTTTGAGTTCTTTATTGATTTTATCACAGTACTTCCTTTCAAGGTAAAATATACAATATGAGTATGGGGTATGCTTCTTCATAGGTTACCGGTTTTTAAGAATTAACTTAGCTTGTTTATGTACTAACTTATAGTTTACATTCTTCAATATGTCACTAGCCATGAATACATAAAGAATCTCATCTATCTTTGGTACATCAATTACCATAATATTGGCTTTATCGAATAGGGGTTTATAGAATACGGAAGATAAATCCTTTCCAACTACAAAGAAAAATTCTTCTGATGGCATTGAATTATATCTCATACAGAGTATGGGAACTTTATTTGCTCTTTTTGCATCCTTAGAAGCTTGTTCCCAGAATTTCAATATATCGCATCCCTTATTACCTAAGAGTAGATGTTCAAACTTAATCTCTTTATAATTCTTGCATTCGATAGATATCTTACATCTATGAGCATGCCTTTCATCAGTACAGGTTAAATCGGAAGTGGAGTCCTTGTTTGAATGCCAAGCTCCACTCCCTGCTCTATTCCTTTCAAATTTGTACCCGGTCCATTTCGTAAAAAACCCGGCAATTTTTCTTTCGAATCGATTTCCTTTATTCTTAGAGTTCATAATATAATGGTGTATTGTATTTTATATACCATTATAGTAATTGGTACCTACTCAGGCCTTGGATCTTTTCCACTTGCAGAATTTTGGTATTACCAAGAGGAAGTGAATCTAAGTGGGTTATCAAGAATAGAGTTTTCTCTTTGAATATGTGACGTATTAGTGAGGTAACTACTTCTACATTATCTGAACTTAAAGATTCAAATACCTCATCGAGAAATGCTAAGTTAATACCCTTAGAAGCCGTAAGAGCTTCATTCATTGCAAATGCCATTGCAACATTACATAATTGTTTTTCTCCACCGCTAAGTTCATCATAATCAATTATTTGCCCATCCCTTTCAATAAGAGTAACAAATTCTTTTCTAGCAGTACCCAAATCAATATTAAATTCGATCCTAAATCCCAATACCTCTGAATACTTATCGAGGCATTTATTTAAGAACTCAAGGGATGAATCAAATAGATAAGCCTTAATCCCATTATTACCCAATGGGTCATTAATTAACCAGTTATAATTCTCTAACTCTAACTCTTTATTGTGAAAGTCTTCATCAACCTTCCGTAAATTCTTCCTAATCTCCTTAAGTTTTTGTTTATACTTTGGAGACATGACCTTAAGCTTTTCTTGCTTGAGCTTAGCCAGGTCTTCGTCAATAGAAGCAATATCAGAAGCAATATCATCACAGTCTGATTTTAATTTCTTATACCTATCATTTACACTACTAAGTTCTTCCAACCTTTCTAATGCCTCCTGATACTCCTTATCGTATTTATCAAAGTCAGAGAACGCTTTATATATTGATTTGGCATCACGTAATGCACGTTTGTAGTGACCTTCTTCTAACTGTATTACTAATTCTTTAATTACTTTCTTAAGAGGTACATTTGATAAATTCTTTGCATCTTTTATCTTACCCCTCAAATCAAGGATTAGTTCATTTTGTTTTTTAATCTTTATCTGAAGCGAAGCATCTACTTCATCCTTGATTTGTTTTTGTTTTTCAATTAGTAGCTTAGTTAGCTTTTCTCTATCTTGCTTTAACTCTCTTCTTTCTTCTTTGATTTTTTGCTTGAAGGATTTTTCTCTATCTCTCATATCGAAGTAAGCTTCCTTGTTAGCCTCTAATTCTTTCTTAAGCATTTGAGACTCATGCTCTACCTCGTTTATTTGAGATATCAAGTTATTTTTATCTTGTAATGCAATGCCTTTAGCAAGGTTTAAGAACTCTAAATCAAATACTTCTTCGAATATCTTTTTCTTATCCGAATTAGATTCTTGTATAAGTCTCTTTATACCCTGACCAAACATGATTGAGTTCATAAACAGAGTATATGATAAACCTATCTCTCTGTTTATAAAATCCTGTACCTTCCCCTTCCCTTTTATATCGACTATATCTCCATCTTTCATGAAGATAAGTCTGTCTTTGCCTTTAGCACCATCCTCAAGTACTTCATCATACTTTTGACATCTAACTATCTTATATGTATGAGAATCTTTCTGAAAATATACTTGTACCTTAGTACCCTTGTAATCTTTAGGCCTTACTTGCTTCCAAGTATTTACCTCAGAAACACCCTTTAGGTTTTTCCCATATATTGCCCATACCAAGGCAGAGAGAATAGTTGAATTATGGGTAACTATAAAATCTCTGGTAATATATAGGCCTTCTGAAGAATCTACTTTAATGCACCTACATACCTTTTTCCCTATATATTCAATATTTCTTATGGTATTTACCATTCTATTTCTCCTGGTAAACTCACCATAGGATTTAGTTTTATATTTCCTTAGAAAAGGGTTAAAGGTTAGTCGTATTGAACACACATATGAAGTAGTATACCTACCATACTTAAACCGGGTACTTTCATTTTTAGTAGATAGGCCTCCAAGGGATCTTACCAAATAGCTAATACCATCTCTTAAGTGCTCACTCTTAGATGAATACGTAGAAACCTTTGAGATTTTCTTTTTGGAACCAACACATCCATCAGTATCTAATAAACCAGCTAATAATAATCTACGATTCTCGATTGATGATTTCAAATATAACTCTGGTATAAACTTATCTTTAGACTTACAACCAATTAATCCTAAATCCTTGAGTTCTTTACCTAAACCATGAATCCTAAAATGTTTAGCCCCTCTTACCTCTGTACCTTCATGAACCAGGTTTGGGTCTGGCAAATATGACCTTAATCTATCAACTATCTCTGGCCAATCCTCTCTATTGGTAGATACTCTAACTGTAAGCCTATTACCGGAAATACAACCATCGCCTAATATAAACCCTAATACGTATGGGTGTATTGGTAATTTAGTATAATTACCATCAATTGGTACGGTTAATGGAGTTGAGTATCTATACTTGAAAGTACCAGGAGCAGTTTTATTCTCAACCTTATAATCCTTTAGTAAAGTCTCGGTATCTAAGGTTCTTAGTCTGTCTTTAGCTTTACCCGATTTGAATACTGACCATAAATGGTCTCCAGCACATTCAGTACATGAGCCATCAGAAAAGGTTATTTTGTAAGTATCTAATAGACCTCTATCATAAATACCCAATAGCTTGATAGGTTTACCTGTAACTGGGTTAATTACTTTATCATTAAGAGTTAATTCCCCCATCTTTTTCCAACCATTAGCGGTTAAAACGGGTTCTTCTAAAGGTTGTGCTTTCCCTTTCCCATTTGGTGCCTTGATAAGTATGGTACAAGTTGGGTTTAATTGTAGGTGTAAGGATTCTATTGAACAAAATCCTTCTGCCTCTAAGTTTAAGAACGTTAACATAATTCAGCCTTTTTAAGTGTTTCAATTAATAGATTAGTTTTAACCTCATCTTTAATACCTTTCTCTCTTAGGTATCTCTTTGCTAGAGACTTCTTAGAAAGTTGCTTAGTAATCTTATGTTTGTTATTAACTGGAGTACTAGCTTTTTGGGGGATTACCGTATAATAATTGCCATCATCATTAATATCCTCTTCCCTTTCTACATCGATGAACTTTGGGAAATTTTTCAAAGGTACAAACTTCAGAGACAAATCTTCGTAGATTTTCCAATACCCCAATTCACAATCTCTATCGGTTCTCCTTTGATGGTTAGGGGCTCCAATCATATAAACCTTCTTTGATAGTCTTTGTGGTTTGTGTATATGCCCACATAATACTAAATCGAACTTATTGAGAACATTCACATTTAAGTTTTCTACGGAATCTATTTCCCTACCATCTGTATCTTTTGCACCAGGATAATCGGTGTGTAGTAAAAGAATATTCTTTTTACTTTTATCTAATTCTAACTTCTTTAAGTATTCACTTAGACCCACGTTATTATCAATATAAGGAACCCCATATACCATAATATCTTTATGTGTAGAAGATAGTTGGGTTTTTTCATAATCTAATATCATGATACCATACTTCTCTACTTGATAAAGCCAGCTAAAGGGTTTAGTACCAACCTTACTTATTTTCTTAATATCATGATTTCCAGATATGGCATATATCCAAAATCCTTCGATTAGTTCATTATAACATATCTCTGCTAATTCTTGGTCCATTGTTTCGGCCTTATGAAATAAGTCTCCACAAAATAATGCAGGACAGTTAAACCTTCTACATAATTTCCGTATAATCGACAAAACCCTGAAACTATTCAGGGTCCTGTGATTGTTCTCATTAAACTTAGCCCATAGATTTATATGTAAATCTGAAAAGGCTATTGCTATTACTTCTTTCCCCATATCCTATCTAAATGGTAATTGATTTGTTCCGTTCTCATACCTAAATCGAGCTCAGATATACAAATAGTGGGTATTTCCCAATTTGCAAGCAATTCCCCCATAAGAGATGATATCTGAACTTGAAAGAATCTGTTCATAATTCTCTTCTTATTATCCTCCATTGGCCAATCCTTGTAGTTAGACAAATTTAAGGGTAGAAATATTGCTAAATCGCATTGGTTTTCCATCAGTTCCTGGCATTGACAAAAGAAATGCTCCATTTCACATTCGGGTATATTTCTTGATTGTTTATACCAGAAATAAGCCGCTAAATCTGCATAACTTCTATCAGTTACAAAGTTCTCTTTATCTTTGAATAGCTTGTTTCTCATGTTTAACAATTGAAAATCGGATTTATACATTGCTTCGGAACCAAGTGATAACAACTCATTATGTGATATACCTTTAGTAGCTGGCAATAAATCTGACATACTGCCGGATATGAATGGTATATCATATTTCTTAGCTACAGCTTGTGCTAAAGTAGTCTTCCCTATACCAGAGGGACCTACAAACATAATTCTCTTACTCATGATGTAATGCTTTAAATGGTTTTATAAATTCATTTGTCAAAAATGATGCTAAAGAGTATTCGATACAAAGTTCTTTGAATTTCTCATACTTAAACTTCTTCTTTGACTTAATTGGTAACTTATCCAATGGATTATGTCTTACAAACCAAAAAAGGTCGATTAACTGTTCATTCCTTTTCCATATTTGAAGATATTCTTTATTCTTACTCTGGGCAATAAACTTCTCAATTCTACCCTCATCAAGGATTTTCCTTGCTTTTACTGGGCCTATACCCGGGAACCCTGGTATATCATCGGAAGTATCTCCAACCATTGCAAGGTACTCTACCGTTTCATGAGAATGATAACCGAATAATTCTTTGCAGTTATCCATTCTTATCATCTCATCTTTTCTGGGATTATATATCCTCAGGTTATTTGATAGCAACTGGTTAAAGTCTTTATCCGATGATATAAGTATCATTTTCTCGGATTGGAATTTTTTAATTGCAAGGTATGCTAAGAAGTCATCTCCTTCATATACTGTAGATTTCTTTTTATCGAAGATATAATTAATTCTTAGCATACCCAGCATTTTCATTATAATTGCCTTTTGCTTTTGCAATGATTCGTAATCTACAGATATATTTTTTCTATGTCCCTTGTAATTGGGCAATAACTTCGTCCTTACTGGTGAATGACCCTTATCGAATGAAATATAAACCTCATCCGGTTCGAACCTTGTAAGATACATATGTAGAGATTTAAAAAATCCGAATATTGCCCCACTCGGTTTGCCATCGGTAGATTTAAGTTTTTCGAACTTATGAAAAGACTGATGGAGAATATTCTCTCCATCAATCAGTAATATTGTTTTCTTGCTCATCGTCCAAAATCTAATTCATAAAGTGAAACTTCTTGAATCTTTTCCTCTCCAAGATATACATCTAAATAATTCTCTGGTGAGCTATAAGCATCTAGATACCTAACCCTAGATTCCATTCTCAAATTTTTCTTAAGGTACTCTTTAATTACTTTCTCTATACCTTCTACCTCTTTCTTATTCATCGTCTTCCTCCTCCTCTTCTGAATCTGAATAGTTTTCATATTCTACACCATCGACTGGGAATAGATTTGTTTCTATTTTCTCCAGTTGTTTTTTAGTAGTACCTATGGTATTTACTCCAGCTTTCCGTAAAAGTTTTCTACGAAGTTCATCGTCTTCTTCCAAAAGCTTTTGGAATTTCTCTTCCCCTCTTGCAAGAGTTTTACCTTTCAATTTATACCCACCAGTAGTTTTTTCGATTACATCGGTATCTACTAATACATCCTCTAAAGCATAGCATCTGTCAAACCCGACTTCGTGGAATTTAGGATTGAAATATACAGGGCATTTGCTGATTGTAGGTCGAGGAGGAGCAACTTTATTTTTAATAAGTCTGATAGTGACAAGTTTCCCAGCTTTCCTTTCTTTCCCATTTTGTTTAATGGTAACAGACCTTCCTGAATAGAAAGCAGCTCTGATTGAAGCGTAGAACTTAAGTGCTGCACCTCCTGTAGTTGTTGTGTTATCTTTTCCAAATCCGACATTCAAAGCAGTTCTTAATTGGTTAATATAAATCTGAGATACTCCCAGTTTGTAGAATAATTCACTTCTGATACGAAAGTATTTATAAAGAGCCTTTGCTCTACCTCCCATTTCTGCCTTACCATCAACCATCTTAGCATCTATATTATCAGTACAGTCAGTAGCTGCAATGGAATCGATTACTAAGAGTATCGGTTCATTGTGAGTTAATTGAGAACGTAAATAAATTGCTAAGTCTGCTACTACGTCTGCAATATATTCAATACGGGTATCATTAACAATAGTTACTCTTGCAGGGTCTACTCCATTGATTTCAGCCCATGAATTCATCCAGGATTGTTCAGCATCTACCCATATCACATGACCTCCAAGTTGTTGAGTAGCATAAGCAAAGTTATAAGCCACTAAAGATTTACCAGAGGATTCCTCTCCAGCAATCTCAACGATTTTACCATAAGGAATACCCTTACCGAATAAGTAGTTCAAAGCAAAGAAAGTAGATGGTATATATAAATCGGTATCAGTTACTTCTGAAGCTAATTTAATCATACTCCCATATTTCTTTGCCATCTCATTTGCTGTTGGTACTTTTAAACCAACCTTAGATTTCTTTGCCATAATGTAATGTATTTAAACTAAAGAAGGTGATAACAGAACGAATCTAATTACCACCTTCGAATGAAACCATATTACTAACCCTTAAATATCCGATTTGTATTTTCTTTTCTTTTTCTTGGGTTCATCATCTTCCATGTAATGGTCTTTGTGAACTCCCTTTTTCTTTTTCTTCTTTGACTTATCGTCATCATCGTCATCCCCATGGTCTTCGTTTAGATACTGTGAAAGTAAATCTTCCAACTCATCATAGGATTTGATTTGAGAACGAACTATCCCCTCAAGGTCAATTGTACCTTGATATTTCTTGTCCAACTTAGTTGGTTTGCAAGCACGGGCAGAATAAGTGGTATCTAGTTTACCAGACCCGGAACGAATTACCTTGATATCGTATCCAGTTTTTGGGTCTGTCATATCACCTGCCTCATCTTCATCAAGGTAAAGGTCAATGATATCCTGGTATACTGAGCGAGGAACTAAAACTCCCTTATCTTTGCCTTCGTAATCTACCTTACTACCCTTTTCATCTGAGTAAATGATACCACCGATAACATATCTTCTTCTTGGTACCAAATTCTTGGCAAGTTCCTTGTCATCTTCATCCTTGGAGTTTTTCAATTCTTGGTATTTCTCCATGAATGGGCAAGGTTCATCAAAAGTAGCCGGAGATATAACTCCTCCCAAATTGCCACCCAGGTAGAATTGAATAATTTCGATACCCAATTCTTGGTCATCACCTGGAGATTTAATTCTCATTCTCAGAGTTCCCTCTTTTGGATATACTAACCCACTACCATTTCCCTTGGATTCTAGCTGTTTCTTTCTAGCTATCATCTTTTCTTTTGTAGAAAGTCCCTCTGATGAAACTTTCTTTTTCTTCTTGTCTTTTATCATAATGATTAGTTTTAATTATTCGGTTCTGAGTAAACTACTTCGTTCATACTCAATACGGTAAGAACGTTTTTCTCTAAAAGTTGTTTGAGAGCAGGAGATAGTTTGTCCGTTTCGAATTCAAGTTCTTTACCTGCATACAAACCATAGGTAACTATTCTACCTACAGCAACCAATTCTCGGTAGGTTTTGTATTCTTCGGTAATTTCCCCACTCTTTACTACAACCCCTTTACGAGGAACTCCCTCTTTTACTTGTTCAGGGATAATCAAACCGGATTTAGTTTGATTTACCTCCTTTGGAGATAAAATAAGTACCCGGTTTTCTGTTGGGCATCCGGGTAATTCTTGATTAAATTTCTCAGCCACAAGAGGTGAGATAAATGTCATTGAATAATTCATATTCTAATACTGTTTTTAAAAGTTAGTAATTATTTATAGTTCAATGGGTTAACCCTTTCTTAGATTCGCATTAATAGTTCTTAATATATTCTCCCGACTCTCATAAGCTTTACATATAGCTATGAACTTATTTGCTTTTTCTACAGCTTTTAAGTATCTCTCATAAATGGAAGAATACTTCTTGTTAAGATTTGCCTTATGAGAAACATATTCGTTATTCCACCTTTCATTGGCATCCTTATAATATACCCAAGCATTGGAATAGGCTTCATCCTTTTCCCTTGCTAGTAAATCTCTTTCCTTTATATACTTATCTCTAAGAGAACAAAGAATATAATAACTAGAAGGAGATTCTCGTAGCTGAGAATTGATGATATTCTCATTGATAGATAATTCCTTTTGAATATCGATCTCGATAAGTTTACCTTCAAATTTAACCTTTAGTTTTTTCAGTTCCGTCTTCATAAACTTCTAATAGGTTTTTAAAGTCTTCTTTACTAAATTCCCCTTTGCTTATTGCTTTAGTTACTTGAGCAAAAGCCATTTGATAAGAGAGTTTCATACCGGGCAAATTAAGAAGAGATTTATAGATGCTTACCTTATCTACCAAAGCCATTAATCTTAAGTCGCATAAGTTATCAGTACCACCTCTATCGAGTAAGGCTAAAAATGCAGCCCAATAAATATGGGTGGCATCTTCATAAGCAAGTTTACCATCCTCATCTGTAGCCATCACTTTAAAAGCCAATCCCTCTAAAGTAGTAAGATTAGTTTGTACTTGAGATAACTGAGTCTTTAATCGATTAAGTAACATCTTTTCTTGTCCACTCAACCTTAGATTAACCACATCTAAATACTTAAGTAAATTTTCGATAGAATAACCTAAGCAACCTGCAACCATATAAGTAAGGGCAGTTAACTTACTTGCATTATCAATCTCTTTCTGTGTTGCCATAATTCCATAAATTTATATTATTTATGTAGACATAGTATCTTCTCTTTTCACTCCTGTAATGGTAGATACTGAATCTGAATGCTTTATATTAGTTTTACAATTAGGACATTGTACTATCCTAAAATAATCCCCAGATTTATTATAAACCCCAAAAGTTTCACTGGTATCATATTCAAATTCGCAATCACATACTGGGCATTTAGCCCTCCATACCGTGGGCCCGTTTAAAATCTTCTTCATATTGCTTCATTTGTTTGTTAAAACGTTTCTTATACTCTGAAATAGGTATGTGTTTATATTTCTTATGTTCTTCCATATATTCTTCTACTGAGAAATCAGGTTCTAACATTTTCTTATAATCATAACCCGGAATAAAAGGTAACTCTTCTGCCATTGACCTACCAATAACAAACTCCATGTCCATTGTGACATCATCTATCTGAAAGCCGAAGTATGGCTTAGTTAAGGGGTTCCTATAAATTTGCCACATCTCATATATACTCCAAATATTAATATTCTCTGGTTTAGTAATCTGATAATTAGCATCATGTACCAAACATACAGACTTAGTAGAGGGTAATTTACCTTGTCTCATTAAGTAGTATATGAGAATACTTCCAAATAAACACATATCAGATGCTGCCGATTGACATGGGAAATTTAATGCTAATCTCAAAGCATAAGCTTCTTCTCCCTTATCATTTGAATATATTTGGGGTAATCTTCTTTTCCTCCCAAATAATGATACCAGATGCCCATTCTTTCTAAGGAATTTCTCTTGTTTCTTCAAGAAGGTCTTCAACTTGGGGTGTTGACCAAAGAATATGTCCATTTCCTTTTGGGCTTCTTCTGGTGTAACTATAATACCAGATTTTGGGTCAGATAGTTTTACTGCTAGTAATTTTGCACCAATTCCATAAATAAGTCCAAAAGCAATTTGTTTAGCTTGCTTTCTTCTCACCTTCCATATCTTATGTTCTGGATGATTTTCATCCTCATATATCTTAAGAGCTTCTTCATAGGGTATATGATATTTAGTAGCAGCAATTGCTAAGTGAGGGTCCTGACCAGAGTTAAAAGCATTAAGATAAGTTTCATCTCCAGATAGATGAGCCATAATTCTTAATTCTGCCTGGCTAAAATCACTAGCAATATATAAGGTTCCTTTAGGAGCTTTTAATTGTAATTTAATATTGGGGTCTACGGATGTCTTGGGAATTTGTTGAGCATTGGGTTCTGCAGAGGATAATCTTCCACTTGTAGTCCCATGAATAAGAAATCTTCCATGTAATCTATCATCATCTTGAACTTTTTCATTCCAACCCTCTATATAGGTCTTATACATTTTCTCTAACCCTCGTAATTCAAGAAGCTTATCAAGGAATATTGCCTTTGGTGAATCTGGCTTTTTAATCGTTAACCTAAGGTTAGTAAGAGTTTCTTCATCAGTACTTGGTTTACCGGATTCATTATTCTTAATTACCTCAAAATGAAAGCCTTCTTCCGAATACATCAATGCAGGTAAATCAACTGAACTACCCAAATTAATGGGCCTTATTAATTCTTGTTCCTTTTTAGTTGTGAATATACCAGCCTTGATATTTGAGATTTTCTGTTCCCTTGATACAATCTTTCGTTTATCTTTTGGATCATTATAATCTAGCTCCTCAAGTTCAGCTTCGATAGATTGAATATATTTATCAATCTTTTCTTGGTTATACTTCTTTTCGAATTTCTTTACTCTTGGCAAATCATATATAGCTTGTCTAGCCGCATCTATTTTTGGTTTATATGTTTCCAGTAGTTGATTATTGAACTCTCTATCTAGATACAAACCATTCTTCTCTACTGAAGTGAGTACCCTTGATGCAGACATAATTAAATTCCTGAAGGTACTGTACAAACCAAAGTCAATCAGCTTCTTTTCAAAGAATATCATTAACCTAAGAGTATAATCCGTATCTTGACATCCATAATGGCAAAGTGGGTCTAACTCTTTTTTATCCCAAGGTATTTTATCGAAAGCATCTTGCTTCTCATAATTACCATACTCTGGTAAATACCTTCTTACCATTGATTTTAAATCATTAGGTTTTTCCTCGTTTAGTAGATATTTTGCAAGCATACCATCTAAACAAGTACCTCTATAGAATATTCGATACTTTTGGTTTATCTGGTCATCAAATTTCCAGTTCCATGCAACCTTAGTTATCTCATAATTCTCGATTACCTCTTCCCCAAATTTCCTTAGCATCTTTTTCCAATTCCAACCGGGTGAAGTATAATCTTT